CGATGCAGCAATTGCTGTACCAATGGTACTACTTATATTCTTGCCAATCTCGTCAAAATCTCGCTTTAAGCTATAACCGGCATCTTGCGCTCCCCGATTAAATCCCTCTGTAACTTCCTTGAATGGATTACTGGAGCGTTCTGAATTAAATAATGGTTCGGTATCACGGGGTTTGTCGCTAGATTTTACTAATTTATCAAATGCTGTATTAAGTTTTTTGGCTGATATAGCCATTTTATCTAATTCAGTGTTTAACTTGGTAAACGTAGGCAATGCTACGGCTTTATCTTTTGCGGCTTCTGTCGTAGGTTTTGGTTTGGCTGTTGAGTCAGTAGATGCACTCTTACTAGCTTTGGCTAGATTATCAACTGCATTAGTGAGTTTGTTTAAAATATCTGATAAATGCTGACCGGATGTATTATCAATATTACCAGTTTCATCATCGCTAAACTTAATATTAATATCTGACATTTCATCCCTCTACACTATTACAAATTGCTCTTAATAAGATTAACTGGTTTGCTCTGGTTTTAGCATCTTCTCCAGATTCACACAGTAGCTTAGTAAGTATCGGTTCAGATAGACAGATTGTCTTCTGTCTAATTCCATCAATACTTCTGGCTTTTTTCTTACGATACTCATTAATGCCTGTAATTCTTCTTCGCTAAATTCTTCAGCTTTTTTAGTAGCCATATGAACAAAGAAAACATAACGCTTGAATAACTCTATTAATATATCATATGCCAAGAGTTTTAAATCTTCTTCGACAAATAGCGTTTCGCCCTCAGTCTTGAATGGTGATGGCGTACATGCCATAGTTAAAGTTTTTAATGCTTCGAGGTAATACAAGTACCAATCATCAAAACATTCTTTTTCTTTAGCTATTTTCACCACATCAAGTCTAATAGCGATATATTCATCACTGGTCAATATTCGGAGCTTCCAATCGATACCGGCACAGTCTATAGTAGTGATAGTACCAGCACCCATTGTAATATTATCTAGCATAGCATTATATTGCATTAATGCCCTATGGTTTGTACCGCTGGCATTGTTTAATGTATCTGCTTTTAATTTGGCTAATGGTTCTTTATGAATTGCATTAGCTGCTTCGATAATATCTCTCTTACTCATATTAAATTAGCTCCTGCCAACCGGTATCCATATCTGGAGTAGTGCCATATGTAGGTTGCTTTGCCGTTCCTGATGATGTAAAGCCAGTAGCGTAATATACATGACCAGAATAGGTAACAGTCGGGCATGATATATACATAGGAGAGTTTGCTACTCCACCATATACTACTTGTGATTTATAGGTTGTTGTACCTGACCATGTACCCATTGGGGTCAATACGTTATTATAACTTTGATTTGACATTGTAATTCTCCTTACATATTGCTTGATAATTGTGCATTAAATGTGCAAATACGCCCACAGGCTTCAGATTCGCCGGGTGCAGTAACCTCTTGGCTAGTACAGTTAAGTCCAGTAATGCTAAAGCTCGGAGCTACTTGTACGCCTGTAGCTAAAGATATTGGAATAACTACTACCGTTACATTTGGATTAGCAATAAGGAATGTGCGCCAATTCTGATATTCGGCTGCTGTAGGTAAATACTCGCCCCATGATACAGGGTCTACTTTACTACCACCCACAATACTACCGGCAGATGCGCCAGTAGGCGTGAAGCCCATTTGTTGTGTACTGGTATAAACACCGGTCATTCTGAAATTACGTATTTGCCCATTAGGTAAATATTGTACGCCATCTACATATATTTCCACGCGGTCATAGAAAAATTGAGTTGCTGCCATGATTATTAAGCTCCTTGACTATTAGGGAACGTATAAAGCGCACTGAATACGTTGATTAAAACATTTGCACCATTAAGCTGAGGTATCATTTGGCAAGGTATATAAGCATCAACCTGATTAGGATTCTGCGTATCTTCTACTACACTTACCAGATTTTCATACAATGCTACATTCTGTACCACACCGAGTAATTGCCCTTGATTCAATATACCGATAATACCCTGTGTAAACTGTCTGGTAAATGCTGGTGATATAAGCGCACTACCTTGATTGAATGGCAATACTGAAATAGTATTATAAAGTTGTGCTACTTGATATTTAACCCAACGTACACAATCCCAAATATGAGTATATCTAAACTCTATATCTGGAGTAGTGGTATTAGGTATAGTTATCAAAGTAGTATTTGACTCCAAGAACGTAACAACACCTAAATTGTTTGGTGCTAGAGGTAGCCAACCTTGATTTACTGCTATATCTCCAGTACCATTCTGTGCCGCTGAATAACTTGTAGTTGATGCCACACTGGATACCGGTAAATGGTTAATTGTAGCAGTCATTAAAGGCGGGAATGGAGTATCGCCATTAGCTAACATATATGCTACCGCAGAAGCTACTCTACCGCCGCCCACCGTTCCTGCTGCATTATCGTATGGTATATCACCGAATTTGGCAATATATGGATAAGTAACTAAGATATTTTCTTGGGTATTAGGTGTAGGTAAACCACTTGCCGCATTTGGTAGAACAGTTATATTTCCGGCAATACCATAATTCAAATACCAGTTATTCAATACTGTATTAGCTTCGTTATATGCAGTTATTGCATTAAAGAATGAATCTTGACTGGTAATATTACCTGATGTAGCAATAGGGAATTGCAGCACTGAAGCATAGAGATTTGTACCTACCAAGTAATCAAATGCATTTACTGCATCATCAAGGGCTATACTTACGCTATCACCAGTTACAAATGTACCGCCTGTAACTCCAGTAACTGTAATTATGATATTACTACCGCTTATCACATATCCAGCATAAACGCCTGTTGCATCACTTGTAGCCTGCGTTACAATCGAGTTTCCAAGTGTGGTAGTAGGTAAGTAGCCTACACCGGCGGTATCTGAAGCAAATGTCAATGTAGAGGTTGTACCTGTAGTTACCGCTGATGGGTCGCCTAATACAATTGCTGTATCTACTGGATTTATAGTTGATGTTCTATCATCTAGGATAGATATAAATGCACTTGGCGCACCAAATGGTGAAGCAAAAGCAGATAATGCACTTTGGTAGAAATCCCAAGCCATCAAGCAAATAGGGTCAGTCGCTACGGGGTCTGGATAATCAACATTATTCAAACCTGTAAGAGTTAGTGTACCACCAGAACTACCGGCAGTAGCTATTGCTACAATTCCATATAGTACCATAGTAGCTACACCAGCGATAATAGCTGCTGAATATACATTACCACTCACAGAACTAGGAGAGGTTTGCGCTAATGAACCGGTTAAGTTAAAATCGGTTAATTGGCTAAAGTTATTAGGTACGCTTGACCATGTAAGTGTAGTTAAGCCATTAACTGATACTACCGCAGTTGGTGCGGGGTATGTTTCAGTAAAATTAATACCTAAAGTATATTTCAATCCGTAGTTACCTAAATACTGCAATGCAGCACCTCCGCTTGGGAATGATGGTAACTGTATAGGCTCATAGAAATTTGGCTGTGTAAACCCGTTTGTAGTTGGGTAAAATGTACCACTATCTGTCAATCGCTGACCGAGTAATAATACCTGTTTAGTCGTATTTCCGGTTGTGCTATTTGGGGTAAGCTCAACGTTAATATCTAAAAATCTCACGAAACTTGTCATTTATATTCTCCTTATTATACTTCAAATGCCACTGTTTGGTCTGGGTTAAGTACCGCTATTGTTTCCAATAGTGCTTGTGCCGCTACATAAATCTGTTCATCAGGACTTGTAATATCGTAACCCTGATTTTGTAATTCTTTTTGATAGGCTAATAAGTCTATATTATAATCGAATACCAGCTTTACCACTGATTCTTCTTGATAAACTTGCCTATAGTCTGTTTTTACCGACTTGCCAAACCAAAATAATCCCGCCATATATTCTTGTAAATATTGGGTAAACTTCTGATTCAAATTAATCAACTGTATTAAGTTTGCTATCTGTATTACATTTTGTGCTAATGATACACGCTGCTCTTGCAGGCTAAAATGCAATTCCATAACGATATAACCATTCTGGCTATATCCAAATGAGTTTTTGCTACTCTCTAGCGGATAGCATAAAACTGCCGGTCTTTGAATACTGGCTAAATCATCTTTAACGTATGGATATGTAGCAGTTTGGAATACTTGCGACATCCATACATTAGTAGCGAAATACTGCATAAGCAAGAAGCAAATTAAATTATCCAGACCTGAAAATAATGGTAGTGCTACTGTTTTAGATGTCATTATCCAAACTTTCTTATAATTGCCAAAACTAACATTTCTTTTATCCATTCCATATCTTGTGCTGTTATATCTTTAAATGGTCTTGCCGGTACACTAAAGATGTTTATCCAATTGCCGGTTCTGCGCCCTTTGTATGGCTCTACTTCACCGCCGGTATCCAGTACATCGTATTTGCTATCTGTAAACTGCTCTCTGTCCGGTACTGATAGCGTCAATGTGTTTCCACTAAACTTAGGTGCTAATTTCCAATTACTATCTGTTTCTAATTCATGTTCTAATTCGCCGCTATCATATAGTGGCTTATCAAATCCTTTTTCTTTGGCAACTTTCCCGCTATTTCGTTCCCATTCTGGGTGTCCGTTAAAAGCCCCATCATTTTCAAATCTCTGCGCCTGTAATTGAGCTATTATACTCTGCGTTTCTTTTTCCGCAAAAGCCGCGATTACTTTGATAAATTCCGCTCTAGTCATTTTAACTATGCGGTGTATAAATACCAGTAAGTGCTAAATTCTCATTACCGCCTATATATGTTTGGTCGCTTACTACCGTGCTATCACTCGGTACTGTAGCTGGATTAGTAGTAGGTACTGCGGTATTCCCGCTGCCACCCTGTACGCCACTATGTACGTGGGTTTCTAAATATGTTACTAATCCAGCTAAGTAATTAATAATCGCTACTTCCAAAGCCATAATATCTAATAAAACCGCGTTGGTACTTTGTCCCATCATCCAGTTTTCAATATTAGCTGAGTTAGCCTGTTGTATCTCTCCACCGGCTATTCTGGTACTGTGATACCAGTTAGGGCTATAACTGGTAAACTCTCCAGCCGCAATCGTATAGAATGTATCTATAATTGAATTGTTATAACCGGTAATTTGCATCTGTGTAGCTGCTTGCACATCAAGGTCTACCAACATACCGGCTACTGGTACTGATAAAGTATTAGGTGATTGGTATTGTTCTACCTGATTTTGATAGCCATTCATTGTACTATTTGGAATATTTACAATAACTCTGCCGGTTATTGGGTCATATGCTGCTGAAGTAATATTAGCCAACATTACTACCGCTCCGTTTGAAATTACTGTTTACGCCTTGATTTTTACCATCCGGTAAATCTTGACCTATAATCGGATTACCTATAGATTCGATAGCATCTTCTTCAATATCCATCAAGCTGCAAATTGCACTTAATTTTAATTTAATACCTAAATTAGTTAATGAGTTAATCTTATCTAAGTTTAACGCTTGGTCTTCACTTACATTATCAACTTTTTCAAATGTTCCAAAATCTTCTTGCTCGTTGAAATTTAACTGTAATATAGGCTTGACAATTTGCTGTATATGTGTATTCTTTAATAACTGAACGATAGCATTTATATTTCTACCGACTAAATCCTGTTGTGTTTCTCCAAGTGCGTAACTCCCCTTGTCCGAGATACCCATTAAGTCTGCCTGAAATAAGCAGCATAATAACATTTGGCTATCTATGTATTTCTTGATAGCTACTAGGTCACTTAAATTACTGGAGGTATTTTGTAAGTTAGTTATCCAGATAGATTCATTTAATTTACCATTTAACAATACATATGGGTTTGCCCCTTGTGTACTACCCATAGATGATAGCGTGTATGCTATGTCATCCATAACTGTACTACCTTGTTCCGTATTAGTCTGGTTACCATCTACCACGACAGCTGGAATAGGTGAGGACTTAAACTTAGCTGCATTCCTCAATATCGGAGTCATTTCAGCATTAACTAAATAGCTATCATAAGCAGGGCGTAACAGACTTCTACCATATGGGCTATCCATACCATCTAAGCCTTTATACGCCATATGAACGCATTTATCTTTTGGAATAATTACAGTACCTATTGGCTGCGCCCATACAGTGCGCCACGGATAATCAAAATCCCCTAAACGTGCGTAAGGGTTAGGAGTCTGCCTGCCGCTTGGTGATACAGCGTTAAATGCCAGCAAATTGCCATATCCAGTCCATAGGTTATTAAAATAGTATTGAATAATACCATCATCTTTCAAATGCCCCTGTGAATCGACACGGAATAGAATTGATGATGGAGGTCTAGGCTCTACATCTTTTACAGTGATATATCTGCCATCGCTAATGTATTTTTTCTCTCCGATATAATTACCCGCCCATAGAGCAGTAAGCATATCATCGGTAAGTGCTTCAAATGTTCTATCCATTGAGCTATACATCTCTTTGATAAAATCTGTATATTTGGAGTTTTCATGCTGATACTCGCCCATTTCGTTTTTTACCAGATTGCCAATAGTGGTTAATGCTACCGATATAATCGGCTGGCTATAAACCATCTTTTGAAATTCGGATTGCGATACACTGGAGGGATTTGTAATTAAATCTGAATAGAGATTAAACAAATAAGGTATTGCCGTACCTAACATTGTCTGGTCGCCATCATTTACCAATATAGAGTTATTGACTTGCGACATCTCATCAATAACGGAGCTTACATTAAATTTGCCCTTTTGTTGCATACGATTTTTAACCGGCTGCGTATATGCTCTTTGCTCATTAATTTTAACTAAAGCTGCCATTACGTACCTCGCCTTAACCATAATTGGCTAAAGTTTTCACTTGGGTTAATGGTTTGGTGGTCTGTAAAGTTACCCGCTCCTAAATCACCTGATTGTGCATATCGTTTTGGTAAACGTGGAATACCGGTATTTAAAGTCTGTAAACCCATAAATAACTGATAACGGTACATACCATTTGCTAACTGGTCAGTAATCCGGTTTAGATAGGTATTATATTCACTAGCATAGAACTTCTGAAAGTAGGATAATGTTCTACCATCCATATCAGTATTTCTAGCGATAAAGTTACCAATGATTTTAAGTGATGCTTGTACTACAAACATATAGTACAAGATATTATAAGTAGCTGGATAGGTAGCTTGAAGTGTAGTCCAATCGCCCTGCTCTAATGTAATTAAAGCGGGATTGGTTACGTAGTAAGGAGCTATATCAGCTAATGCTAATGCTTCTCCCTCTGCTACCAATTGATTTGCTAATGCTGTAGGAATGGCGTTAGGCAGGTCATCACTTACTAATACCTTATCGTTTCCGATATACGGCTGCACATTATCTGCATAGGTAATGTACGTTGGTAAAGGTAAAGGTGCGCCCGCCATTGTAACTCATTCTTTAAACGTTAGAGTATAGTCCAGTAAGGATAAATTGTGCTTCAGGCATATATACTGCTGGTGCGCCACTTAATGCACCTACAATATCCAACCGATTAGTAGTATCACTATTTTCTAAGTTACGGTTAAATACTCCGGTGAATAATCCCATCGCTGGAGATTCTACATTAGGGTCTACTTCATTGTAGGTTAAATGGAATGCTCCATTTTGCCCGCCAGTAGGAGTAAGGTCTAACAATACGTACAATGCACCACGTGGTACAAAGAAGTTTTGCGCTGCATTATTAGAAGTACCATCAGCATTTTGCCCCTCCCACACATCATCATCTGCTAATAATGGGAAATCAAAGCTAGGCGCATAATATGAATTAAGTTGTTTTACTTGGTCACCAACTTGTACGTCTAATTTCTTAGAGGTCAAAGATGTAGAACCAGCTACCATTAAATTAGTAACCGCTTTCACATTAGGATGATTCATCATCGCTTGCAAATCCGCTCCATTGCAGATAATCCCACGAATATATCTACGATATTTCAAGAATAGCGGATTATTCAGAATGTTAGTGATTGCAATAAATGGAGTATAAAGCGGGTCGCTAGATGCATAAGTTACAGAACCATCAGCGTTTAATACACCCATAGCTTCATACATAGCAATGTAGTTACCGCTAGGGATATTAGATGCAATTGCTGCACCGCCGTAAATGAATGAGTTATTGAAAATAGCTTGATTCAATAAGTACTTCTTACGGGTAAAGGCTTGAGTTACTACGTTTACTGAATTGTAAGCAACTAATTGCCCGATTCCTCTATCCGCAAATGTAGACTCTCCACGCTTACGTGCAAACATCAAATGTTTAGCAGTTAGCATTGTTCTGCCGCCCCATAATCCTGGTTCATATGTCAAACCATAGGTATCTAATGGGCGTATAGTAGGTAATACGGAGCTATCTCCACCGAACTCTGGCAAGATACCAGTATTAGCTGCAATACGGTCTAACATCACTTTATATTCAGGTACGGGCTTATCTGGGAATGCTACACCAAGTATAGTATCTTTATCCAAAGATGAACCTACTTCTTGAGCAATCATATTTAAACTACCAAATGTCCAGTTACCGATTGCTGGAGTAGCTACATCATCAGCTAACTGTAAACCATGCTCGTATGCATGTTGTACTGTAGCTTCTGAGAATTGTAAACCCTCCAATGCTTTTGCAAAGCGTTCTGTAGTATAAGTAGTACCCTTGATTACCTCGTTAAGCTCTAAGCCTTTACGGATAATCTCATCTGCCGCTTTTGCATCAGCAGGGCGTAACTGGTCTGCTCTTGTAACCGGAGTTACTTCGGAGCATAATGCTTGATTGTATGTTCTCATTTTCTGCCTTTCTTAATATGCAAATACGGTTTCAAGATTACCGCTTGGATTCATTGTTTGTGAAGCTGAACCAAATCTAGCCACTGCTGCCGCAACCGCAGTTGCATCAGATGCAGGAGTACCACCACCATATAGGAATTGCTGACGAATTACCCAATTTTGGTTACGGGTAGCTACTTGCAGCGTACCTAAATAGGTTGTATTAATTGTAAATGGCTGTGTCAATGCAGGGTCGCATATGATATTACCATTCCAAATAGCCTGACCTGTATCAGTCGAATTTACATCCCAATTTATTTGCGCTCCGGCTGTAAGTCCTGCATACATACCAGTACCATCACCATTTGCATAAGCCAGCATTTGACCATTCCAGTAACCAACAGTAGTATTGGTACTAGGTAGTAACTGCTGACTTGGTGTACCTGATACCGTAGTAAAAGAACCGCCAACTAAAAACGATGTGCCCTGTTTTGTCCATATATCTAAATTCGATACTGCATATAATACTGCACCATCAACGGGATACCATGCCATAATATTTACTCCTTAAATTATTTACGTTTTTCCATCATATCAAGCATAGATGACATGTTTTCTTCTAGCTTGCACATTCTGGTTTCCATACCCTCTGATAATTCTTTTTTCATCTCACCAGCGGCTTCAGCGAACTTACGTCCAAAGCGTTCAGAAAATTTCTTTTCCTCATCTTCTTCCTTTTTCTTTTCCTCAGCCATTTGCTTTTCTTCTTCAGCTTTTTTCTTGGCTTCTGTTTCATCATCAGACTTTTTCTTAGATTCTGCCGCCTTAGCTTCATCTTCTGCAAATTGTTTGATAATCTCCGGTGCGCGTTTTAAATTCTCAAGTGCCATGCTTATTCTCCTAATTCAATAAGTTTAGATTTTACTTGTTTAAGTTGATTGACATATTCCGATAACAGAATACTACTATACTTGGGTTTCTCTACATCTTCACCTAATTCGTGCTTAATATACTTAGCTACTACATCAGGTGAATATTCAGCTAATTCAAGTATGTATTTAAGCTCTTTTGCCCGTACTTCAGCACTTGAAACATTTTGTTTAATCATTTCAGTTACTACAGTAGGTTGCTTCGCTTCTGTTTTTATACCAAGTTTCTTTTTTGAGTTTTCTAATTGTTCATTAAATTTTAACTCATCTACATTTATTTTCTGCGGCTGCTTATTAGTACCAAACATTAAACCTAAATCAGTCGCCGGTATTGATTTCTCCATAAGCTCTACCATCTTAGGTTCTGCTTTGATTAATTCATCATAACGCCATGGGATTAACTTACCTCCGGCTATCATGCGGGATAGTACAATATGATTCGGGATAATAACATTTGCTAATTCATGCTCGGCTAATTGTAAACCCTTGATTTCTTCGGCTAATTCAAGCCCTGTAGCGGGTTCTTTTGGTTCAACTGCTGTAACTACCTCCGGTAACTGAATACCGCTCTTAGGTAGGCTAATTGTCATTGGTTGCTTACGTAATAAAACTCTATCAATAAGAGTCTGCTCACCAAACATTAAACCGCATAATGGTGCAGCTTCGTTTATTACAAAACTGATTTCTTTAATACTTCCGGCTGGGCGTGTACCAATAGATATAGCTCTGAGTAATCCATTCTCTATATCTTGCTTTGCTTTAATATCTTTAATTAGTACATCGGTAAATAAGGAGTAAATACCATCTACATTTTCAGTATATAGCAGTCCTTTAGAGTTTCCAGATTGATTCTCGACTTCATCAGTCTTATGATTTTTGATAACAGGAATAGCTAATACCTCATCTAGTGGGTGACTCCACTGCTCGATGTCTTTAGCAAATGGTGAAGAGTGTCTTTTTTTAATCCAGTCGTTAGTTTCGGTCATAGTGAAGTCTATAAACTCTTTGTTTATATCTACCTCAGTACCATTTTTATCTTTGATTTTCCCTAATTCATAGAGTAATAGGCAAGGACATTGGATATCATGCGTAGCAAGCTGACCGTATTTGGTAATATCGTGCGTTGTAACGGTGCGATTATGCTTTACATATATTAATGCCATTTGAACCCCGACCCGCAATCTCTGCGTGTTAAAGTGTTTTGTTATTACCGCTATTATATCATTTTATATTGATTTGTCAAATTATTTTTATTTGTGGAGTTAAATAAATAGTTAGATTAATTAAGATTACTTTTGGAACTTAGGGGCAGTGATTGAGTAAATATCCCCCTACCCCCTTATGGAATAACAGAAATACATACTCATAAAATTACTTCAGTATACTTGAGGGTATAGTCATAATCTCACAGACTGATACTTATTTATTCTCGCTATCAATCAAGGCTTACGCCACCAATATCCCACGATGCAAATAAAATCAATTCGTATCTTCTTTTAATCGTATACCCAACGTTTAGGGGTTAGAAATGAAAAAAGCTCATATTCTAATCCTGTAGTGGCAAGAGTAGAATTGAGCTTTTAGTGAGCCTAGAACTATTTGTGTTTTAATCTCCACTAAGACGATAACACAAATAGCTCATTTATACCAGTAGTATAACACAAATTTACTAATTGTGTAAATATATCCAATTACTATTACTTCCACGCTTACGGAAGTTAATTGCCCAACAGCGGCAGTTATAATCTTGAGATACCGGACATCCGGCAGGCTGCGGAGTTAAGTCATCTATATTTATCCATCGATTATCCATAGCTGCGTGTGTAGGTCTTACTCTTGAATCTCGCTGTGTTCTCCACTGATACTGCTCCCAACCTACAGATTCGGCATTGCCAAAGATAAGCTCTCGCATATTTCCCATAGTAGACATCACAGCAAATAGGTCTAGGCTCTTTTCTACGCTATTTACTATACCTTGTACGTTCTTGGTGGCTAACTCAGCAGAATAAGCGCCATTTTCTAATACACCTAGCTCTGTAAATCGTTGCCTAATGTTTTCGGTAGTCTGGTCTAGTAGCCGCATATTTTGCAATACCATACCATCGATTAACACTGACTGCTGACGTTCTGTTTCATCTCCGGTAATAAGTGTGTTTGTATATTTATCTATTTTCTGGATATTTAACAGGGTAATTGCTTCTATATCCTGCCAATATTCTTTCTTCCAAGATACTATTACATCGTTGATATTACTCTTGTTTAGCTTTTTAATATCGTTGAGTAACAATAATAGAGGGCTGTATTTCTCCAGTAAATCAGTATTATACTTATCTTCTAGTTTTTTACTATATTCATGGTAATTTTTAAGCATATATTGCGCTCCTACGTCTTGCCGGTGCTACTGGTGGTCTATAAACTGCTACAGCACAACCACGCTCTGCAATTATTTCTTCATTAAATGCATATCGTAGGGCATCACAGTTACTAATGATTAAACCGCCCTCTACTGCATAATTATGTGTATTCTCTACTAACATATTATAGACTGGTTCAAATCCTCGTTTGGTTATCCGTTGTATTTTTATTAACCTGATGTCCGCATTTTTGTGAACACGTAAGATGTTTAGAATACTTGTTTTTAATAAATTCCATACCGCATACATAACAATCTACCTTTATATTATCAATACCTGACTTACGCCTTAATGCTGACTTGCATTTATTGCTGCATACTATAGAATGGTTTGGTAATCCTTGAAACAAGCTACCACAATTTTTACATACCATATCTATTCTTAGATGTAATTTAGCTTTCGTATATTCGTAATGCTGTTTATGCCAATCAATACCTGATTTACTACTATGCCATTCTTTTGTTAGCGGTCTAATGGTTTCTAAGTGCTGTAACACCGATTCTCTATTAATCTGGTGATACTCAGTAGTATGCAGTGCAATATGTTCATGCCCTAGTAACAATTGCAAATTACTTATATCATTATTACTTTTATTGTGGTCTATATGGTGAACATGATAACCCTCTGGTATATCACCATTATAATAACTCCAAATATATCGGTGTATCCGCTCGTGTAATGTACTATTCAAATAATAACCAGTATTTTTATCTAGCCTGAATTTCTTACCGTTAAACGTTTGATAATTTTCCATAATTCCCCCCAAAGCCTTACTTTACCATACCCCATAGCATTAGGGCAATTAATTTGTATTATACTATCATCTTCTGTCAATTCAATGACTGGCTTCCATCCTTTATCAGTTAAAATCGGGTGGTCTGCGGTAGCTTTTATCGTTCTGCCATCTATCAGTAATATTTCATATATCTGAGCATGATTATTAGTAATGGTTACATTGCCGTAATAGTTTAATTCACGCTTATTTGTTTGTATATTATAGCTCCACGCCTTACCAATAGTGTACATTAAATCTCTTATTGGCTCTAATCCATACTCGGTATGTATCAGTGTATCGCCTGTTATACAAGCGTGATTATTCTTGTCCTCTGGTTTCGGTATTATAACACCCGTAACTTTATCAACTACGTATTTATAGTTATTTAACTCCCAAATAGTATTAGTACATTCCGGTGATACCACTATCTCGGTAAAGCTGCGTAACCAGTTAATCCCTTCCTCTACACTTCCAGCACCTTTTACCGCTGGCATAATATTAAGTGATTCTATTTTGTAACCACTGGGGTGTAATTGTGGTTTGGCTAATTGGCTAATCGTAGATGGACTACTACCATCGGCATATACTTTACGCCTTTTATCTACCATATCAGGCATGATAAGTTTTAGCGATGGTACTATATCTGTATTTTCTAAGCCATGATGATACAATTCTTTGGTAATATATATCTTACCTTTATGTATAAATGTTTCTAGGCAAGCAAATGGGTCGGTACTAAATCCAAAATCCATACCATAGTGATAATCAATTCTCATATTATCAATATAGTCAATATTACATAAGCTGGTTATCTCTATAGGTCTGACTACAAACTTATCTTTAAAGATAGCCGCATTTGATAACCGGAGTGGTTTACCCTCCCAATAATGCAGATAACGCTCATAGTCAGTCCGTTTCATACGCTCCATCTCCCTATATAGGGTCTGGCTCATATATGGATTATCCCAGAAGTTTACATTTATTAGTAACCGTTCTTCTTCCGGCATATCGGCAATTACAAACATTTGATATGTAGGCGCAGTTTCTTCAGTAGGGTTAAATGTGATTATTACTTGGCTACACTCTTCACGAATAGTCGGCAGTAAAATATCCCAACTCTCTTGACTGACATTTCCAGCTTCCTCTACCCAGCATAAGTTTATAAACGCTAATGATTTGATTTCATAAATGTTATTGTGTAAGCCCTCGAAAAATATCTCTGATGGGTGCTTACCGTTATATCGCTTTTTAGTCTTGATGGCATTATTGGTAATATCGAAATAGGCTTGAACATTGAGGTCATAGATTACCGCTACAAGTAGGGCATGTACTGATTCTTTAATTGATTTTTGTATTTCTCGGCAGCATAGTACCCGTAAAGGTCTGTCTGATTGGATTAAACGTATGATAATGCATCGGGCTACTTCAAAACTCTTACCGCCACCACGACCGCCCCATAATACAATGTAGCGTTGCAGTGCAGTATAAATAGGCTTTAGCTTAAGTATCCGCTTACGTCTGACTTCCACAATCGGTTAGCCTTAAATATATTTCTGCAAGACTTTCGCAGTCTATCAGTGCGTTATGTGGTGCAGGGCGTGGAGTAAGCCCGTAATACTCTATAAGAGCATCTAAGCCGTGTTTAATACCCTTTAACTGCGCTCTAGCTATAGGTAGTGTATCTATAATATAATCTTCAGGTATTACTAGCTCATGTCCTGATAAACTATACTCATGTTTTAGAAATCGCATATCAAATGGAGCATTATGTATTACCCATTGATAACCAAAGCAAAATGCATTGATTTGCTCGATACATTCGCTAAACTTGGGTTTGTCGATTAACTCGGCTAGGGTCAAGCCATGTATTGCTGTAACTTCTGGGGATATTTCACGCTCTGGATTAAAATACAAATGCAGCTTATTGCCAGTAAGCCGCCTATCTATCATCTCCAAAGCGCAAAATTCTACCATTCTATCACCCGCACTGCGACTGAATCCGGTAGTTTCAGTGTCAATTATTAACTGACGCATGGTAGAGATAACCTTAAATGAAGAACGCCATCTTTAATCCTGATAAAATCAGTTTTAGTATTTAACCTTATCTTTTTCTTTTCTATAACTAACAATGGACTTTCACTGTTAATTATAATTTTATTAGGGTATTTACTATTAAGATTTAACGCAAGCCTTTGTGGAGTTATATCACCATTACGTTCTTCATGGTATATACTTTTCATTACATTCTATCCATTACTGGTTGTTGTGATTTTGGTTTAACTTCCGGTTTGATTGTTAAACCTTCGATTAAATCAAAAAGCATAACCGATTGCATTACTGCCAACGGGTCTTTCATATCGCCATGCTTTACAGCTTCAGCGGTGTTAAACGGTATGCGTTTACCATGCCTATCTGTGTACTTGTCAAATGATACGCCCTGTTTAATTACTCGATTCTTGTTAGCTTCATAGTAATGGTCTGGTACTTCGATAATATCCCCAGCTTTTACGCTCTGGAATTTAAACTTAGTACCGGCTTTAAGTTTAAGAATAAACGCTTCGTAATTTTCTTCTTCTAACTTAGCCATACTAGCAATATATGCTTCATACTTATTATCTGGGATTTGCAACACTGATGTTGTGCAATTAAATTTCACTTTCTTAGCCATTTTAATTCTCCTAAAAATTATTAAGCTGGTACTGGGTATTGAGTGCCGCCAGTGAATCGGGTATCATTAGCCATTAGCCATGCATAAGCCTGCGCTGCTGGTGAAGTGGTCAATGTGGGGTCATACGGTACGTTTACGAAGTCCATAAAACCATAACGCGTATAATCCGGTAGATTACTTTCTAAGCTGACATTGATTCTGCCGCTCATTAATGTACGTGAGCCATCAATATCAGTGTTACCAATAAATGCCAATGCATTTGCAATGGTTGTACCGGCAATAGTAGTTTTATCATTAAATAGTATCATTTTGTTCCCTTTAAAAATAGTTTAATTATATCTTTCATCGATTTTTCCGCAGCTTCATTTGAACTATAACGTACAAAATCAGTTTCGGATTCTTCGTCATTATACCTTATTACAATAGTATCTTCATGAATTGTTACACTCCTGATATCATCCATATCAAATACACCATTGTCATCAATAATGAATAAGTTTTTCATAAGCATAGCTCTCCTGAAATAATCCCTGATAATGCCATTATAGATTGGTGGTGCGCCTGTTCACGTTTTAAACCGTTGCTCATCGAAGAGTCAGAACACGGTGCTCCATTGTTTCGTTTTAATCTCTTGCGCTTATTACCAGACTGGTTTTTACGCAAGACTACCTTAAATCCCTGCTTGGCTAATCCAGTTAAGTTAAACTGGTATTGCTCTATAATCCTGTGCTTGTTTATAATCGTGCCAATCTTATTGACTATCGGTATCTGCTGTCTTACGGAGTAAAAACTACCGCCTGAATCCATAAAGTCTATCTCAACTATATTATTGACCGTTACCGGCTCATTCGGTCTACCCTCAAATGTCATAACGATAAATCCGTTACCCTTGAGTTTATCCATCTCGAAGTGCGACATCAATAGTATATTTGGTAGTTTGGTTATCATTTAATCCTCGAATACAATGGTTACCATATTATCCTGTGTTTCGCCTGCTGTACTCTCTACGCCCTTAAGTTTGGCTAATTCCGGTACTGTCATACCCTGCATTTTAAATATCGCTGCGCCTTGATGTTCCAGTAATTCACCCTTTGCCAGCTTATTAATCGTATTTACCGCTAAGTTACGCTGTGCCTTAAGTACCATACTGGTTGTTTCACTGAATAACCGTAGGTCATCTAATCGCTCTGATATAATGGATTTTAGCACAGTCGTCTGTTGCGGCTCGTATTTTTTTGTACTCGTACCAAGATTCGTTAGAGCTGTAATGGTTTGCTCTACATCGGTTCGTACTTTCTTATCCCATTGCTCGTACTTTGCACGTTTTCGTATAGCACCCTCAGATATACCAAATTCTGTAGCTAATTCACAATTACTAAGATTTGACGCTTCATATTTTACCTGTATAGTTTTCCATTGCTCACTGTTTAGATGTTTAGCCATTTATCTCACGCCATAATATACGCTTCATAAAATCAGGTATAAAGATGTTTGTCTTAAACCATCTAAGCTGTTCATGTCGTTTAAGGCTCAGTAATAGCTCTATGGCTTGTCTTAACATAATACGATGATGTGCTACCATTTGTCCTAATTCCTTATTATCCATTATGCGCTGCCATTATTTTAAATCCTTAAGTTTACCTACGTATTTTATATCAGTAGTTTCTAACTTGCCGGTTGTTTTATTCATCGACACTATTCTAAACTTTCCACGTTCATATTCTTCGGCATAACCTAACTTTAACCATACCTTTAAATCATATGGACTCATTATGATACGCTTTACATTTTTATCCATTATATGCATCCATATTTGTTTCGTGTATATCTTGGAGATACTCTTTCGTGAGTTTACTAGCGTGTGCGGCTGAATGGCAGGCTCTACATAAGCCGATAAGGTTCTCTACCTTATTAAGCTCTGGGTTGTGTTTCATTCTACCCTCTATATGGTGGATATCGACAGCAGGGGAGTTACATACCTCACATAATATATCAGACTGCAATTTATAATTGTAATACTTGAAGTATGCTTTTATGTGAGGTTGCATAACTACGCAGTTACCGTTTGTGCATCAACTTCTGGTGCAGTTGTATCTTGCGCCACTGGGACAACTGGTGGCTGCATGGTCATAATTACAAACCCCTCCGGTAGTAATGAATGGTTTACTGCAAACTGTAAATTTTGAGCAGCTAATATCTGATTAAAATTAGCTACTAATAGATTACACTCTAAAAATGTTTTCATATTTCGTAATACTTCGGCTTTCTTACCCTCTTTTTCTCTGGAGTAGTCTTTATTTTGTGGTGGCACGGTGTTTTGTGTTACTTCTTGAATGTGCGCTTTATGGTCTGACATGGTATTTCCTTGAAATGGTTAGTTTTATGTTCCTGCGCTATTGTAGCATATGCAATATATTATTGCAACATTTACTTTAGTTTCCAGCTACAATCGCCTGTATTCTTGTAAAATGTATATTTTCTTATGCATTTTGATATTGAGGAAATACATATTCCCGTTTCTTTTGCTGCTTTGCTTAAACTTGGATACTCACCTACAATAAGCCCATTACGAATTTGCAATACAGCTTTAGGATTAGCACAATTCTCATAACTCCTAGTCTTGGTTACAACATCCAAATGAGAGTCAATCAACTGATTAATAAACAATTTATCCATTATTCTATATCCGTAAACAATTTATTTTGTACCAACTCATCCGTAAATCTGGATTCTACCATAGATAAGTTAATTTTTGATTGTTTAAAATAGCTGTCTTTCAATTCAATACCGATACCCTTACGACCCATTGATACAGGACTATAAACCTCGCTACCCACTCCCATAAATGGGGTTAGCACAACTTCATTAGGATTGCTATATAAATCAACTAAGCGGTCTATTACGTCTAACTGTAGAGGGTGTACGTGTTTTTCATCATCTTCCTCTTTGCTATCTCTAAATGGTAATACATTATCAATTCTAATGTCATCCCATACAGAACTAGCATACCGCTGCCATATATAATGACTTAGCTTATTACTTCGTGGGTCGGTGCTATCGTAAAAGTTATTTTGTAAATATTCCCACAATTCATCTTCACCAAAATTAGTTTCATTGGCATTATTAAACGCCCGTAATATATTTGGTAAAATTGGAGTATCCCCAGCATATCGCTTAAATCCATGTTCATGTGTTACAGGAACAGCGTTTTCACCTTTTTTAGTAAAGATTAAAATATAATCCGGCATCGCTGTAAAACACTTAGTGCTATCCTCAACTATGAATTTATGCATTAATGATTGCACCATTGTACGCATACGAACTTTAAGCGGTTCTTTCCAAATTGTAATCCGATTCCGGTATTCAAATCCATACTTCAAATGTATCTGTATAATCTCATGTGGAAAATCCCATAATCGGCAAGTATTATCAAATACATCGGTACAATGTACTGCATTAATGCGACCGGACTTTGTAACTCTAGCTAATTGCTTAACCAAATAATCATAATGTTCTAAAAATTGCTCCTTAGTTTCACAATTTGACATATCTTTAGGTGATGAACTGTAATTAAACAATCCCGCAAAAGGTGGGGAATAAATAACCAAATCAATTGATTCGTCTGGTAAGTGTGTAACCACATCAAAGCAATCAGCATTGTAAATACTATACTTGTCTGTTATAACTTGTTCTTTTATCATTATATTTTCCTTAAATAAAATTAGGTAATTGCATAGGTTGATTAAATTCTTTAGTGCTTAAATCCACTCGCCGATTAACATTTAAAACTAGATTTTCGTATAGCTCTATTGCTTTTTGGGTTTTTTGCTCTAATGCTTCTATTACCCTTGTTTGACCCTCTGAAATTACCATATCAATAGTTACATTACTTTTTTGACCAAACCTCCAGAATCTACGAATAGCTTGGTAATATTGCTCATAGCTCCAAGTTGGGAAAAATACTGAATGATTACAATGTTGCCAATTTAACCCCATTCCAGTCATACGTGCTTTAGTTATAATTCTCTTGATATTACCTTGTGCAAAATTTACTAATATGTCCTCTTTTTTTTCAATTGACATACTACCTCTAATTTCTACTGCATCATTATCTAATTCAGCGAGTAGTGAACTTTCATCATTCAAATTACACCAATATACCGAAGTTTGCTTATTTGCTAATTTAATAGCTTGTTCACATCTTGCACCAACTGTTTTAGCTTGCTCATCCCTAACCTCTGTCATACTTTTAGCTGGCAATGCAAATAAATTAAATTGACCATTAATCTCTAATAAATCATTATTAATCACAGTGTGTTTATTTATTATTAATTCCGGCAATATATATGCATCATCACAAAAACCCAAATCAGACGGATTTTTAATCATTATTGACCATTGATTAACCCAAGCAAAAAAATCATTTTCTGCATGTGGTTTTAGATAAAACTTTTCTCCAATATTACGATTATTGCTATCAACACTGTTTTGAGTGCTTTTAAAAAACTTGGTAAGCATATCCATATAACCCATATACCCAAGAGCTTCTGAGCTTGTTCCTAGCTCAATAAAGTCATTTGGTGATGGGGTAGCACTAGATAAAAACCTATAAGGTATTTTCTTAACAAATGTAGTTATCTGACTTTTAATCTGACCATTGAAGTTTTTTAAAATGCTAGACTCATCAAGTATTACACCAACAAAATCAACAGGATTAAAATAATGTAACCTTTCGTAATTACATATCACTATGTTTTTTGTAAAATTACCCTCTTTGGAATATTCAATATCATCAATACCTATATTTTCAGCTTCTAATATAAACTGAAATGCTACAGCTAAAGGAGTTAAGATTAGAACCCGTTTATTTGTTTGTTTGATAATGTTGTAAGCAATTGATAATTGAATAAGCGTTTTACCTAATCCTGTATCTGCAAATATACCTATTCTACCTTTTGCAACTGATTTTTCAATTATATGTTTTTGAAAATCAAAAGCAAATTCAGGGTAATATGTTGCTTTAAAACCACACTCACCTAGGCTATGTTGCTTACTTTTAATAAAATCTGTATATTCCATTGTATCACCAAATAAAAAAGCTCTTAAACATTCTACCGTGAAATAGTTTGTTAAGAGCTTAGTCGGAGTAACCCCGAGTTTAGGCATTCACGTGCGCACACTCGGTTCAACTTCCAGTATTGTATCTTATCTAATTATTATTTGCAACATTTATTTGCATTTATTTTATTTCTACACCTATATATCCACGACTTTTAATCTGAACCTGAATAAAATCTAATATATCTTGTAAATCCAATGGTGAGCATGTTATAGTTATTTTTGATTTAACATTGTCAGTATTTGTATTTTCCTCAACTTCCGGTTGCCAATCTGTTTTAGGTAATTCCATACCCCATTCAGTTAGCAATTCAGTATCCCATTCATTGGCTAATAACTCATAATCCCATTCACCATTAGAAATATTATCTCGAATAACGATTTCACGCTCTCTGTCCTCATTTAACCCCTCTAATAGGTAAGTGGGTACGCTGGGTAGTTTCAAGCTCTTAGCGGCTTCGTAACGTTGATTACCAGCTATAATTACTAACTGACCTGTTCTATTGCTGAGAATTAAGGGTCTAGCCTTGAAATAATCTGGATTATCTTTGATTGAGGTGCATAATCTTTTAAAATCTTCGGTTTGTATTGTACGTGGATTGTTGGGTAATTTATTAAGCTCTGATAATTTACGAATTTTAAACATTTTTAAATCCTCTTATTTTGTCAATTAAAATATCACGTAATGTATTTGTCCCAAATTCACAATAAATATCGTTAGCGTCTTGACCTGAATTAAACCCTACAGTAAATCCTTTGGTTTTGACTTCAATACCTGCTTTGTCTTGGTCTTTAATAGCAATAATTGATTTTCTACCTATTTTCGTATTAATAGCACTTTCAACTGATTCTATATTCCCAGCACTAAAGCAAGCTAATACTCCATAATTAATGCTATCATATTCTTCATTTAAAGATTGATAGATACTACTTGATGTGCAATACCCCTCAGCTAAAAATATTAAGTCAAGGTCTTTAATATCACAATTTACGGGTTTAATTGCATAAAATGCACCTTTAGCGATTGTTCCGGTTTTGAATAATTTACTACCATCAGTAGCAATATATTGATAACCTACCAACATATTCATGATGTTATACATTGGAATTACTAACCTACCCTGAAAATCAATTTTAAAATCATTCTGCAATATAGATTGTTTTCGTTTTAAATATTCATGTGTAGTCGCTATAGGTGCAAGCTCTCGATATGTTTTATCAATTATCGCTAACCGATTGCGATAATCTTCAATCTGATATTTTTTATGTAATTCTTCTGCTGCAACACGTTTAGATACATAATCAGCTTTTTCTGCATCAGTTAATGGCTTTGAATCCTCTAAAAAAAACCAACCAGCATCAGAAGTAGCCCAATTGCGCCAACTACAAATTTTATCATTACATACATATGCACCATTTCGTTTGCTAGGTTTATCAACTGTTGCTACTCTAACCCATTTACCAGTTTGTCTTAAGCTATTTACTTTTAACCCAAAGTCATTTAATTTTGCTACTATGTCAATCATTATTTACCTTTCAAAGATTCCAAATATTGAGCTAATTCATAAGTCATCAGTGATTTAAAACCACCAAATTCAAGTTTAACCGGATAAATTTTTGTAGGTATTCTACCATGCCTATCCTTACGAACTACTAACTCGCTTACTATATGGGAAATATTTAATTGACTGGTATCTTCCATTAGCTTTTCCATGTTTTCTTTTGCATGTCGATAAATAGTTATTATTTTTGTAGCCTTATTTCCCAATCCCTTACCGCCTGCAATATCGTTTTCAGTAGGTCTTTTACATCTGGATGGGTCTTTAGTTAATTGCTCAGTTACAATAACAGCACATTTATATTTGTCTGGATAAAAACTAAAATCTTTCGCATAATCACGGGTTTTATTGATAAACTCCCAATTTTGAAACTTCTCCAAAATAGAACTAAATAAATCTAAAATCAAAACATCCGGCTTATAAGCTAACACAGCATTATTCACTTGTTCAAAAGTTAATTCAGTTGCATTCCATATAATTAACCGTTCTGGATTACCTTTTTGGTTTGGTTCTCCAAAGTCTTTATCAAACTCAAATCCTAAGAACTCTATTTTTTTTGACATAACTTGCATGGAATTTTCCGTATTGAAGTATAGCACACGTTTCCCACTCTTGGCTATATTACATGCCATGAACAACGACAAAGTTGATTTACCGCTGCCTGTACCCCCGCTAATAACTAGAAAATCATCCTTACCTATACCGTTGCGTGTATCAAATTCCCAAATACCACATTCCAGTGCTTCAATAACTAAATTTTTACTGGTATTAAAATTTTCCTGATTCATTAGTTGCATGATACACCACCGTGATTTTCTGATGAAACAAACATACCATTACGCTCAAGCATTTCAGTTTCCCATATAAAGTACAATGGAGATGTTTCAGGTGGCGGTTTGTTGGGGTCAAATTGATATGTTGAATTAGGTTTATTAATAAACTTTTCAACATTAGATACATCTCTACAAATAAATTCAATACTGTTATATTTTGTGTTTCTGTCATTATCACCCATATGAAATGTAGAATTACTACATCCGATGATTGCTTCTTTTAATACTTCAATAGTAAATTCAGATAAACGTAATTCTATAAGTTTAGAACGTTTTTTATCCAGTTTAGAATCTGGACTATTCATTGTTAATTTCCAAAAGTCAAACACCTCTGAAATTGCTTTAGCGGTTTCAGAAATTAATAGTTTATCTTTTTTTACTGATTTTATATTATCTTTTCTTATCTTATTAGTATCCGTATCCGTATCCTTATCCTTATAGGGTTTATCTGGGTTATCTTGGGTTAGTAAATAACCGACTGGGTTATCTGGGTTATCTTGGGTTAGTAAATAACCGACTGGGTTATCTGGGTTATCTTGGGTTGTGGGTCTACCACCATGTAATCCATTGTGTTTATTGCGTTCACAAACCTTTTTATATGCTTCATCATCTCGTATAAATTGATTAATAAATGGTGTGATTGCCATATCTAAACCAAAATCTAGTATAGGTAATTTACCTGTAATTTGATATTGATATATAGATTTGATAAATATCCCTGCTTGTTCATTAGTCATTTTATCTAATAATGATAAAGAGTCTTTAAAAAGATAAAATCTTTTTGAATTCATATTATTTTCCTATAATTTAGTAATCAAAGATATCCATCTGCGGTCTTTAGTAGTTCCTCCAATCAAAGTTATAATTTCGCGGGTAATTAGCTTTTTTTCAGATAATATTTTTAAATATTTATTAATAGTCACCCTAGCTACCCCTATTCCATCACCTATTTCTTGCGCTGTTGTTTCACAATATGAAGGTAAAAAGTCTAATATTCTTTGTTCGAGTGCATTAATTGTCACTGGTTGTTGCATTGCTTTTCCTTTAAAGATAATATTATAGCATAAGATAAAGATAAAGATAACTATATTCCTAATCTTTCAGCAATTTGTTTTAGTTTTTGTTGATATACCTGTGGAGAATAGTTTTGAGCTTGGATTTTAGCTTTGAGTAATTCATATTGAAAATATGGACACATTTTGAACTCCAAATAAAAAAAGCCCAATATTCCATTAATTGTAGTAATGGATAATCGAGCCTAATTTATCAAGAAACTTGGATTTAATGCCTACAATGCACGATATACAAATTTCCAAGTCGTAATTATAACAACATTATAATAAAAATGCAATTATAATGTACTACCATGTAATAAAAACTTCTCATTAATTTTGATATTTTCACTAACTGCATAGTCAATAATAGATTTGTGATATTTTACAGGTATCTTGCCACTATTAGCCATCCAGCGATATATAGTACATTCATTAATACCCAATATAATAGCTAATTGCTTTTTAGGAATTTCTAGTTTATTTCTCACATACAATATAGGTGATAAGTGCCTTTTTTGCTTATTCATTATGCCCCCCTTAACGCATTTTATACTGTAATATAACATATATTTTTATTAATTGCAAGTGTAATTTGCATGAATCGGATTAAATTAGTTTCACTTTGTTGCAATAAATACTTGCATTATTTAATCAGATAGTTTATACTATCGTTGGAATTAAAAAATAACCATCATAAGGTAATCAAAATGAAACTAGATAACAAACAAATTAAACAGGCTCAGGATAGCATGGATAGCACCTCGCTAGTAGTAAGCTGTATAGGTCTTGACAACGCTACAGCGCATGAATTTCTACTTAGTAAACGTGATGTTAGCTTAAAAGTTGCTAAATATACTCATGATTTTATTAATAAGTTTTGCGGAGAAGTAAAATGAGTAACTTTGGAGGTAACGCCTACGACCAATGGAGAACTGAATGTGATAATGATTCCGATACTCCAGAAGAACATGGATTGACAGAATGCAGTCATTGCGAAAAAACATTCAGCTTTGAAGAACCGGAGAATAATCAACTTGACAGCTTTGGTGATTCCCACCTTGTATGTCCGTATTGTAATACTACGCAGGAGGATAAATAATGAGTGAATTAAAAACACAAACTGCGCTGATACTGGCGCACTTGCAACTTAAGGGTAATATTACCAGTTATGAATCTTTTGTCAAATATAAAGTAACTCGCTTGAGTGCCGTTATCTACCTACTAAAAAAACAAGGCTGTACCTTTAGGACAGAGCGAGAATATAACAGAATAACTAGTACTAACTACGCTAGATATTATTTAACCGGAGAACCGAAGTGAGAGCAAAATATATTGGCAGAGATGTTTGTATTCCTAAAGAAATAGAGGGTGAATACATACCTGTCGATGATGGTAAACTAGGCGAAAGAATGGGGCATTTTACAATCAATGGTCAAAAGCACATAGTAACAAGAGATAATTTAACTTTTATAGATGAGGATACAATGAAAACAACTAAAACAATACAAACCATTATCTTAAATAAATTTAAGACTGATTTTAAACATTACTTCCCAGATATACCATATGAAGAAGTGGCATTTATTAGCCATATTGATGTAATTAATTTTCAAACCCCCATTAATCCAGAGTCATTTGACAAATATATTAAAAATGTAGTGATGCTACAGCAAAATGAAACTGTTATGAATTATATAGTTACTAAGTATGGACAAACTGCCGCTTGCTGGCTCAATGCTAGACATACAGAAATGCCAGAATATAAAGGTCTTAGTCTTGAAACATTTAATAAACCAGTAAAATCAAATAACCAAATAATACCAGTAACTCAATTATTGCAAATTAATAATGGAGCTATTACATTTAACAAAACAGATGCAATCAGCTTTATTGATAATAACTTCAGCGGTATAAATGAGCTTGAAGAATCCGAACAATTAACAAAAGTAAAGATTGTCAAAGATTGGATTAAGGAGCTAGATACTCACCGGATAACCCTCACCAAGCCGATACAGGAAGCATTAAAACAGCTTAAAGCCGATGTTGATTATGCTATAACCTACGCTGAAACGCAATTTGCTGATATTGCCAAACGTCAGGCAGAAGTAAAAGCTAAAGCTAAGGCTGATAAGAGAGCAGAAATAGAGGTACTTATTCATGCAGCTATTGAGAAACATGGACTTAATCAGGTACACGGTACAATGCTTTCAATACTTGAAGATTACTACTTGGCTAAATGGAAAATTAAGGCTATTGCCGATGATATAAATAAACGGGCTGAAACCTTATTCCAAGCTCAAGACAGCGTGAGAATAGCTAAGGAGCTTGAAAATGTCAAAATAGAAAGCAGGACACGGTTACTGCAACAGTTAAATAATAAATACAATATGACCGTAGCTTATAGCTTAATGCCTATTGATAAATTTACCGATGAACAGGTAGAAAATGCATTTATAAACTTTGACCTTAAAAATAAAGAAGTCAAACAGGTGGCAGAAAACGTTTACCCTAAAACCGCAACTCCGGTAATACCTGAAACAGTACCGACTACTAACATTACTGCGCCAGAAAACTTCTGTGTTAAATTGATGATTTCATGCAAAGACGAAACTAAATTAAATACATTTATAAAGATGATTCAAGCGCAATCCGTAAAAGGGTATGATGTTAAAATAATGCAATAATTACTTGCTATAATACTTGCATATATGCTAATATATATACTGAACAATAAACAATCACTCAAGGAGAGTATAAATGGAACAAAATAAATTAATAGCCTATCATAATCTACAGGAAGTAAAAGACAAGTACGTAACCCGTATGGAGCAACACGTAGCAATGGATAATCTTGAAAAAGGTGATTCGCAACGATGTGCTGTTGGATGCACTTTAAACCACTACTCACATAAAGATTATGAAACTGAGCTTGGTGTACCGGAATGGTTAGCTAGAGTCGAAGACTCATTATTTGAAGGTATGAGTTTAGAAAAATCTAAAACATTTCCACTAGAGTTTTTGCAATCCATAACAGTTGGTGCAGATTTAGAAACTATTAAAAACCCGTTTATAATATATATTCTGGAACAGGCATTGACTACATTTGACCATGAGAAGTTTCCCGATGTTAAAAAATGTATTGATGATGTAATTATTTACCATAATACAGATTTTAAGGATGATGAGTCAGCAGAGTCAGCAGCAAGGTCAGCAGCAGAGTCAGCAGCAAGGTCAGCAGAGTCAGCAGCATGGTCAGCAGCAAGGTCAGCAGCAAGGTCAGCAGCAAGGTCAGCAAGGTCAGCAGCAGCGTTAGCAGCAAGGTCAGCAGAGTCAGCATGGTCAGCAGAGTCAGCAGCATGGTCAGCAGCAGAGTCAGCAGCAAGGTCAGCAGAGTCAGCAGCATGGTCAGCAGCAAGGTCAGCAGAGTCAGCAGCATGGTCAGCAGAGTCAGCAGCAAGGTCAGCAGCAGCGTTAGCAGCAAGGTCAGCAGAGTCAGCAGCAAGGTCAGCAGCAGCGTTAGCAGCAAGGTCAGCAGAGTCAGCAGCATGGTCAGCAGAGTCAGCAGCAAGGTCAGCAGCAAGGTCAGCAGCAAGGTCAGCAGCAGCGTTAGCAGCAAGGTCAGCAGAGTCAGCAGCAAGGTCAGCAGAGTCAGCATGGTCAGCAAGGTCAGCAGCATTTGATAAATATGCAGACAAATTAATTCAACTTATTAAGGATTGTAAATAATGAGTATAACTATAGTTAAAGCTACTCAGGCAGTTACGGTTAAAAATCTAATTGTAACTATTTATTCAAACCCCGGCATTGGTAAGACAACCGCCGCATTTACCGCAGACAAACCGCTTTTGTTAGACTTCGATAACGGTATTATCAGAGCTGCTAAACGTGGAGATGCAGTGCAAATTACCAAGTGGGGCGATGTATCAGGATTAGCCGAAGAAGAATTAACCCCGTATAATACAATCGTAATTGATGTGGCGGGTAGATTACTTGAGGTAATGTCAGACCATTTAATTAAAACTAACCCTAAGTATGGTAAATCTGATGGTAGTCTATCACTTCAAGGATTTGGCGCACTCGCTACTACGTTTAAAACATTCATTACTAAACTACGTGGTTTTGGTAAGGATATTATTTTACTAGCTCATGCAAAAGAGTCAGCAGATGGTGATACTACTATTTACCGGATAGATGCAATGGGTTCTGCCAAACAAGAGATTACCAAAATTAGCGACTTACTCGGCTACCTGTATATGGTAAACAATAAACGTACCTTGTGTTTTAACCCTACGGATTCATACTTGGGTAAAAACTGTGCAGGGCTACCAGCTATTACAATACCGGACATTAAAGATAGCGGGAACTACCTAGCTGATATTATCAAAACTGCTAAAGAAACATTAAATAACAAGAGTGATGCACAGGTGCAGTTAGAAAAAGATTTTAACGCTGCATTAGAAGCCATAGACAAGGCTGCTACGCCTATTGAGTGTACAAATCTTACTACCAATAAGGTAATAGGTGCAAACATAGCACTTAAGCAACAATTAATGAAAAGAGCTACAGAACTTGGATACACCTACTCCAAAGAAGATAAAATGTTTATCGCTCCGGTAGTTGAAAATATAGAAAATGCTGCCGATGATTATTTTGCGGAAGTAGAAAATGTTAAATAATAAATGGCTAACCAAATGGATAAGCCCAAGTCAATTAGATAATTATAAACAATTCCTAACTGGAGTAGTTTATAACTATGGGGATAATCCTCCAGAATATACGGTGGAATTATTTATTAATAGATTATTAAGGCTTGAACCAGTATCTTACCATTTAACTGCTGGTACTGCATTTCATAAATGGCTGGAGCTTGCGCCAAGTGGTAAATTGCCGGACAGTGCTACAGTGAATGACTGGTCTATTATATGCCCGCCTGATGTGAATATTGAAATATCACTACCGGCATGTAGGGAGGTCAAGGTATCTGGCATTATTGGAGGTATTAAAATATACGGCAGAGTCGATGGCATAGATGCAATAAAAGTCTATGATACAAAAACTACTGGCAAGTTTGATGTAGATAATTACATGAATAGTATGCAATATAAGGCGTATTTAATGATGACCGGACTTGACCAATTCCAGTATGATATATTTCAAATAGACAAAGACGAGAATAATTGCTGTATAACTTTGGAGAGTTATAACGCATTTGTATTATACCGGTATGCAAATATGGAGAATGAAGTAACGGAGTGTGTACTTGGCTATTGGGATTTGCTTAATAATTTAGCTCCGCAAATAATTGATACTGCTAAGAAACATAACTTAACGATTAAAGGATTAACACTATGAAATCACTAACTGCAATTGGGGTACTAGGACACAATATATCACTACAAACTACTAAGATGGGTACAGCACTGTATAAATTCAGTGTAGGTGTATCTACGGGCAAGGATAAGGCAGGAAACTATAAACCTACATTCTGGGTAAACTGCACAATGTCGCAGGAGTATGGAGCTAAGATTGCCGACTTTATGATAAAAGGCAGTAAAGTTTATATCTCGGGTAATCCTACGCTTAATGTTTACTCTACCAAAAGTGGTGAACCGGCTGCATCATTAGAGGTATGGTGCAATGCAGTAGAGTTAGTGTCAGGAAAAAAAGACTTAGCTGAGGGAGTGCAGGATGATGGTGTATCTGAAACGATGACATTACCCGATACTCCGGTAACTGAATTAACTTCAGATACGATTCCGTTCTAAATAAGGAGATAAATTATGCCAATACAATACCTAACTGATGATGTAGTTAAATTCGAAGATGCTAGAGTAATTCCTAATCCATATAACGAAGTTATGGTTATGGATACCGTAGAAGATTTGATACATTTATATTTTAATGGAGTAGTAAATAATGAGAACAATTAAAGACTTCGAGGGTGCGAGTAAGGTTAAGTGTATAACTGGTACTTGGAACGATAATTTTACGCTTGGCAAAATATACCCGTTGCATAGGATTGAAAGTGCTTCATTTACAACTACAACTGACGATGGGACTGAGGGTTTCTTGGTAAACTTAATAGATAAATTTGAACCAATCTTTGAATCCAATTTTGCTGTACCAGATATTAGCGATAGTAAATTAAAGTTTCACACTACGCCAAATGGTACACCATGGAGCGAATCCGCACATGATGTTAAAGACGTAGACTTTGAGGGGTCAATAGGCTTTCAAGGTCATGTAGTTATTCATCCGATAACTAAAGATAATCTTAAGGAGGTATTAATTCATAACGGATTTTTACCTGAACAATCTCATGCAGATGTATATCGCAACATAAGAGTCATGGAAGTATTTTTTAATCTTAGCTCTGATTCTTATTATAAATTTAGATATCTATATGAGGATATTTATACTAAAGACTTCGATGAATTTCTAGCCTTTATCCAAAAGCGCATTACACTCAAGCCACTGCCATTAGGTGGTTATTGGGAGCTTGATACAGGTGAGAAGATATTTGCTGCGGATGTAATTCTAACATCTACACGCTATAAATTATTACCGGTATTATTAAAACCTAACATCGGCAGAATTGGCTATGAATTACCCGTATATCTACCAAAGCAGTATAAGGGTAAAGAATGTAACTTTACTGTACTTGATTGGAATAACAGCGTTATTAAGGCAATTTGGCATGAGTGATAATTATCTTAGTGATTTAAGCGGGTTTGATAAGTGGGAGTGTCAGTGTGAATTTGGAATATACCGGTACTGGCTTGGGTCAGGAGATATGGGAGGATTAATGTTTATTCCAAATTCGATGAAATATGGCGTGAAAGATATTGTAGTTGATGGATTTGATAAGTGTGGTGATGAGGAATATTTAATAGATACGGCTAATGAGCATTATCATAAATTACAAAGTATCCACAGTAAATTCCCAAAGGTGAAAGTATGAATACTGAAAAATTAGCAATACTTACATTGGCATTTCTTACCTGCTTAGGAATGATGACACGCTGTGCAATAAATCAAAGTCAATCTTATACGTGTGAAAAGTCAGCAGATGTAAATGCATGTATGAAGATTATTAAGGAGTAAAGAAATGGTGATTGAACCCAAAAGAATTGAGAGAGTTGGTATATTATTAATAGACTTCCACGCACCGTTCGGCACGTGTCATGGATGCGGTCGCACCTTTACCGGTAGTGGCATATACTGTAAACAGTGTGAGGGGTATAATAAATGAAATGCTGTAGATGTAATGATGAATGTACGCACACGTATTGTATAGAATGTTACGCCAAAGAGATACCATTAGTATCTGTACCAGAGAAAACCTTACTTGATGAAATAGCAATAAGTGCATTGACTGGAATATTGGCTTATAAGGGTGATAATTTAGTAAGAGGTAAGGCTGCTGAATATGCATACGAATTTGCCGAAGCTATAACTCTGTTATATAATCTCAAGCCAGAGGTTGAGATAAAGCAGTTAGAGTGGAGAAGATTAGATGGTAGTCGTACATTAAAGTGTGAAATATATAAGGTAATCGGGTGTGGGGTATGCTTATCTTACTTTATACGATGTTATAATGGTAAATATGAATTATCTATTAGCGGGCGTGGAATGGAGGAATCAATAAGAGGTATTCCAGATACATTTACCACATTAGAATCTGCCAAACAGGCAGCACAGCAACATTTTGAATTATTTATAAGGAATTTTATAAAATGATTATAGTTACTAAACTTCCTGCACCAGAATTATTCCCTAACAAAAAAAATGGCTTACATTGGAGTAAAACATTAGCGGTTAAAAAGTCAGACCAAGAGTACGGATTTTATGCAACTAAAGAGGTTATGATGAATTACTTTCCACTTAGTAAGAATGATTTATTACACATGACTTTACAAGTTATATATGGTGATAAGAAGTCTAGGGATTGCGATAATATATTAGCTGCATATAAAGCCCTACAAGACGGTATTTGCCGTGCCATCGGTATAGACGATAGTCAGATAGTTATAGTAACGGTAGATAAGCGTTTTAAAGACAAACTTAATCCACGTTGTATTTGTAGATTGGAAAGAATATGATACTACTATTACAAACAATCCTATTTGTTATTTTGCTATCTGTATTATTTTGCTGCATTGCAATATTTATAGCATTACCTCGTGGCTGGAAGAATGAATTTTACATGAAACAGCAAACAATTACATGGGGTATATTGAGCTTATTTTGCTTAGGAATTTTACTTTATGGAGTTATAAAATGACAAGAGAAGAATATTTAAAAAAATATGATGGCGTGGATATAAATGTTGCACTACTTGAAATATTTAATAGATTAGAAGTTTTAGAGCAACGGCAAAACCCAATTACCCACAATCCAATGATAAAAGATGTTGATGAGGTTATGAATGAAATTTAATGTTTACGATAAAGAAACCAAGTTATTAGCCGATATGAGTGAAATAGCTTTAAATGAAGAATGGGCTAAGGATTTAATGTACTGCGATATGGAGTCATTCGCTATTGCAGAAGATGGTTCATTGTTACTGTGTGATGAGTGCGGTAAATTTACCTATTGCCCTCCCAATCGATTCAGGGTTGAATTAGATTTAAGTGTAACGCCTAGAAAATTATATTGGGCGCAATTAGATAATGCAGGATTATTAACTTTTGCGGCATATGATGATGGTTTAAAAGAATATAAAATTGTTTATCTATCTTATAATAAATGGATTGCTTATTATGACGATAAAGAACTATTCCCAAATACCAATTTTATTAAATTAGAGCGAATTCAGGCTGAATGTCAAACACATTATGAAAGCAACCAAACTGATGAACGCATTTGAGGAATGTATATTTATAATATTTTGTGTTAGCTTAATAGCTGTAGTGGTTTATCTAATCAATGGTAGTATATACCTATGAACCACATACTTGCGGCAGCAATAGAAAGTGCTAGGGATACCCAAACGCAAAAAATCCCAAGAGGTATAAAAGCGTGTTCTCGCACCAAAGATGATGTAACAATATCGTACCGGAGTATTGCAGAAGCCATTAAGGATACTGGATTTACTGCTTATCAAATACAAAAACTATTGGCAAGTGGTGAAGAAGATATTAACAATTTTTATTGGAGAACCATTATGAAGTAGTATAATAAAACTCTCACAATGTGACCGGAGTATAAAATAACCATATTATATACACGCAATCCGGTCATTAAATTACTAAACTTTAACTAACAAGAGGAATTTAAAAATGGAACAAAACACCGTAGCACCTAAACTTAATTGGCAATCACGCCCAGACATTAACGATACACTACCAAGCACCAAAGAAGTTATCTCACACGTAGGATGTAAAATAGCTATCACACCATTTGGTATGTTTTTTATTAGTCAAACCACCGTTACCGCTCAAACTGGTGAGAAATTCGATTTACCATTCAGTGTGCTTTGGGAGGGTAATTGTATTACTGCTCAACAAAAATCCCAAGAAGAAGCCCAAGCATTTGCTGAAAAAGTAAATAACCAACGTACACAAGCGTTATTACAGGGAATAAAAGATGCTGAAGCTGCTACCGCTGATGCCGCAACGCCTAATAGTGATGCCGTGCCGCCTGCTGAATCAACTCCTGCTACTACAGATGAACAGCCCACGCCAGTTGATAACGCTCCAGCTACAGATGGAGGTAGTTAATATGTTGAATATAACAACTGATTTAACTGAGGTTAAAGCCAAGTATGCAGAATTAAAGGCGTATTTCTTATCTTTGGAGGTAGAACTTAAGGAAGAAGATATACTTTTAATATCAAATTTACACGCTCTTTTTAAAACCCCAACTCCTGTAGCGATAATTCCTACTCCAGTTACAGAAGTAGCTCCGGTGGTAGCTACGCCTACGCCCTAATTGGTATAGTTTACTAAAAGCTGAATTCAAGGTTTTTGGGCTTTGGCTTTGGCATTCTTAACATTTTAAAGGTATAAAACATGAGTATAAAACAAAATTGGAAAGCGCAACCTCAGGAAGAAGAAAAGGTCTTGCCTACAGGTGAACAAGCTATCAGGGTATCAATTCAGACTGCCGAAACACCATTTGGTACGTTATGGATTGGCGCACCATTATTAATAAATATTACCGGACAGGCAATATATCCTCCAACGTTTACTATTAAATTTGGCAAGGAGATTATAGCTACTGGCAAACAAACAAGTGCCGATGCTGTATTATTCGCTGAGAAATGGTATTCAGACAGAGCTATTGCGGTTGCTGCACAGGTAGCGGCTGATATAGCCAATGAAGCAGAAAATACCAAAGCTAAAGAACCGAGTCCGGTTTAATAATTCTGGTATAATATTGGGTGAAGATACCCTGCGCGAACAGGGTACCAGCAGCAATTATTTAAGGTGCTTGCTGCGGGACTTCTTCGTTTTTACTAGAAGCCAGATTTTGATTTTGAACCTCAGTCTGGCTTTTTTCATTGCTAAAAATCCCACAACCTGATTAGTAGATTCAAAGCCATATCGGATACTGGTAATTGCTAATTTAGATGATGCAATCGCAGCACGTAAACAAGCTGAAATAGATTATGGATTCCATGAGAATCACGGCTCTTGACTTAGAAACATTGCTATTTCTCTATCCCTGCGTGGCACTAATTTCATATCGTGATTCTCAGGGCTTTCGCTCTCAAACATTTTTATATGATTAATTATTTCTTGCCTATTCCCAGATATTATTATATTTTTAGTTTGTGGGTATTTATAAATATCATATTGAAATAAAAATGAACATAAACCATTAAATTCCCCTTGTGTAATTGGTGTTATCCACTTAGCAGTATTGGTAACTAACCATTCTTCACGAGGTTTTAAATCAGTATAGAATAAGTCCATTACTTGTCGCTCATTAAGGTGAGCTGTCTTTAAATAATATTCATTAGGCAAAACTAAATGACCAATTCCTATAGTGCCATATCCCTTATCATCTTTATAGTATAAGTACTTTACTCCCTCATTGCCTATTATTAAATCTTCACCTGATTTATTTACTTGATTAATTGCCATTTTAAAACCCTATAAAAAAACCCACTTTTAAAGTGGGCTAGTTGTGTGCTAAGGAAATTAATTCAATACATCCCACGCTTGCGGATTAGCCGCAGGGGATTCGCCAAGTACCGGAGTAGATTCATTATTCAATACATAAGATATATTACCGCTTTCAACTACTGGAGTTGCATTATAGTATGTACCTTTAATAGCCTTGATATTATATTGAGTGGTTCTGCTCCAAGCTCCATTGTATTGTACTAAATTACCCAATCCAGCTACCGGATAAGTAACGGCAAAAGCGATTGCCATAGAACAAAATAGAACAATTGCTAAAAGTTTTTTCATTTGTAAGTCCTTAAAAGTTAATTATAATTAAATAGGTGCGATGCATAGACGTATTATATCATTTTATATAATGAAGTGTGATATTTTATAATTGCCCGAATGTAAGCATCACATGTATCATAAATGCTAACGCAGATAACATAACTACAGCATGTAATATTTTCCAAAACTTCTTCATATGTAATATCCTAGCATGTGATACTTTCTGCAATACTTTTTGAATCCGAAGCTAATGATAAAAATGGTGGCTTTATTTTTAATCCAGTGTAGTTACACTTATGACACATAACTTTTACTGTTTTATCCATAATATGCTGAATATGAATATTTGAATTACTATAATACATTTCCTCGCCACATTTATCACAAGCTACGTCAGCTCTATCTTTTCTTAATAATTCCTCGTTGTGTTCTTTTAATGTTTTCATTATCTTTTTCCCATATAATCAATAGTTGTATTATGTTCATTCATACAATTTATACCCCACTCTCGGAGAGCGAAGATATAACGTAATATTCCGGCATTGGTGGCGACTCTATCCGTATTTGTAATGCTGCTGGTAGTGGTACTGGCTTGGAGCATTGTTGCACTACTGGTTGGCTCGGTGAGCTTTTGAATAAGGCGCAACTCCATAGTGGCAGGATTGCAAGTAGTATTAAGTTTTTTTTGATACATCGTGATAACATCATTTTGGTAATTATATTCTTTCGTAACTGCATCGCGTTCCTCCATTACTGATTGATTAGTTGATTCTGATAAACTAAGTGCATAATTTAATTGAGTGATTGCATCTGATTGCATCTCCATGATTTTTTCATCATTGGCAAGTTGTAGTGTTTTAGCTTTTAATTGCTCGGTATTCTCTGTATCTCTACACCCTTTCTCATAGACCATGAGCGTATAAGTACCAATAGTTACTAATAAGGCTAATATCTTGATTAAATTAGTATCTAACATCTACATACCTTTTCGCATGGCTGCCAACATACCGATAGTTATACTATGTATTTCTGTAGCATGGAGCGGTAAAGCCATTTTACCGAAAACATCAAATGCAGCGATTAAAGATGTAAGTGTAAGTACGTGATTAAATAACAAATCTAGTGTAGTATCTAACCATTGTGTTAAATATTTCTTAATCATGTTTCTTATCCCGTAAAATAGAATTTACATCAAAATCTTCACGCAGTACCGCAAAATTCTGCTGTAAAGTAATTAAATTCGTATCGTTTTTTTCTGTTTTAGAAACTGCATCTGACCATACATATATTACTAAAGCTAATAAACAAGGCATTAATAACCCGCTTATCCACATAGCACCTATTAATTTGGATTCCATAGCTACTATTTTGCCATTAAGTACTTGCATTTTATTCTCCATTGCTTCTGAATGGTGTCTAATTTGCTGATAAATTTTATTTAATTGTTCTTCCATTATTTTATACCAAACTATAACTGCCGGATATTACTATTGTGTCCGCTGTAACTCCTATAGCTGGCATTTGTATAGTAGTTGTATTTTTTAAAGCTGACGCAGTACCTAATCCCACAAGTGTAGTTGTATCTAATACGCTTAGATTCCAAGAGAAGTTAGTAGATACCGTTTGTGGTAATCCTGTAATCGTTGAAGTAATAGCTGTACTTGATACTGAGGTTGCTGGCACAATCGTAATATTGACAAGCATTGAATTACCTGTTTTTATCCAATCACCAGTTACAGTTGCAGAACCTACGTTTGTCCACCCAGCTAATACCGGTGTAAATGTACCGCTTGTTTGCGTAGGTACAGGATTGCCTGCTGATGTAATTGCAGCAGCAAAACTAGCTGTTTGGTCTGAATTAAGTGTTAATGAAATTAGCGCAGTAGTAGAACCTACCGGACAAGTAAAGAATTGCCAGTTAGCCGGTGATGATGTACCGCTCCATGTACCAGTTGCATTACTATTAATCATTGCTCCGGTAAATGTACCAATCGAACCTGAATAAGATTTTGCAAGCCACTGCCCTAAAGAATTACCGCTTGTTATTGGTGAAGCCGTATCTTGTGAGGTAAATATTTGTGGTACTCCTGTATTATTTTCTACGGTCATATTAGTTACGCAAGTAATTCTACCAGTAGCTGATAATGTGGGTACTGTAAATATACCAGTTGATGGTACGTAACTAGGCGCACTAACAGATACTACCTGATTGGCAGTGGAGTTAAGTGGAACCATAAGCATCCGAAACGTACTAGATGATGCTGCCTGAGTGGTTGTACCTATCTGCGTTGATGCGCCTGTTAAAGCACCTATAAATGTTGTAGCGGTTACTGTATTATTAAATGTTGCCGATGCATCTTGATTAAGGGTTAAAGCAGCAGTTTGAATTAATGTAGTGTTAGCGGTAACTAATAATTGTAATTGCGTACCATTAGCTGTACTTGACCAATTTTCTGTTGCAAATGCTCTTAAGGCTGCTCCTACATTGTAGGTATGCGAAGTATCATATGCTGCTGCAAATGAGAACGAACCTAATCTACTTGTATTTGTAATAGCCGCTCCGCTATCACATACGTTTTGTGTTGCCGCACCGCCAGTAGTGCTTAATGCTCCAGTATTAATAGCTCGTAATACCGGATTTGTCGCACTGCTAAATGCTGTAGCATTTAATGTTGCTGGTAAGTCATTGGCTACCATAGCCCGCATACTAGCTGCACCAGTAGTACCGTTAGGGCTAAACATACCGAAGTTGGCAGTTTGCGTTGTACCTGACCATGATGCTACTTTATTACCCTGACCATCGCCAAGTACCACTTGATTAGGAGTAGTAATATCTGCTCCAGCACCTATATATGAACCTACATAAACTGAATAATTAGCCGTTACAGCACTACCAGAATTGTATCCAATAAATGTACCTTGAGTACCATTAAATACACCGCCTGATTCCCAACCAAAGAATGAGCTATATGTAGATGCTGCTGCACTATATCCTGATGTAAAACCTACAGCAGTACAGCCATAGCCAGTAGACATTGATTGTAACGCATTAACACCTACAGCAACGGTCTGACCATTGGCATCATTTGGTGCGGCATTAAGCCCTATATATACCCCAGATAGTGTTGAGCTAACATCAATTACGTTATTCCAATCGCTACTACTAAACGCACCAGTTGTACTATTAGTATTACATTCGAGTAATTGACCTAATTTACCGTTTGTACCATCTCCACGTATTATGTAGCCAATATTATAAGTAACAGTAGCAATATAAGGTGATATACCTGTACTTGAAATTCCGGCTGGTAAATCTGCTAGAACTAAGGCTCTCATTCCTGCCGCACCGCTTGAACCATTTGGACTAGCCAATACAAAATTCTGGGTTTGTGTTGTACCGCTCCATTGAGCAACTACGTTGGCTGCACCATCCGATAATACTACCATATTGGCTAATGTGGTAGTTCCCAAGTATCCACCAACCAAAGTATTATTGCTGCCCGTAGTTATTGACATCCCAGCCTGATAACCAAATAGCTGATTGCCTACTCCGGTGGCATTTCGACCAGCATTACACCCGAAAGCAGATGAATTTCCATTCGATGCCAATGTCAATAATGCTCCAAGACCAAAAGCACTATTATTGCTTGAGGTTGCGTTTTTTAACGCGTTACTACCGAAAGCACTATTTAAACTACCACTCACAACGCTACTTAAAGCGAATATACCCATACCTGTATTATCTGTACCATTTGTCAAAAAATGTAAAACAGTAAATCCAAAACCTGTATTATTAACTCCAGTAACTACAGGCATCGTACCGTATCCCATCGAAATAGGCGTGTTGGTTGATGTTCCAGTAGATGCGAAATTATTCCACTTAGATGACGAAAATGCTCCAGTAGTATTTGCTGTGTTACAAGTTAGAATTTGACCTAATGCACCATTCGTGCCGTCACCCGCTATCAAATAACCGAGTTGATAGGTAACTTCGGTGTTATACGCTGCCATACCACTAGCTGTACCAACTAAAGAAGCGGTAATTACTCCTGCCGCAAAATTACCTGAGCTATCTCTTTTAACTAAAGTAGATGCAGTGTTAAGTTCGGTTGCGCTATTTAATGGGTATGCAAGGTAGCCTAGAGCTGTTGTTAGTGATTGACCTATAGCTACAGTACCGGATGATGATACATACGTAGTAGCTACCGATATTTCATCGCTATTATTAGCTATGCCGCCATCTTCCCATTCTGCACCATTGTAAATAATATTGTGATTGACTGCAATATTTACACCAGTAGGATTATTAGAACCAGCAACGGTTACTAAATAGTAAAATCCATTAGTACCCGTTCCATTTACCAGTGTTGGAGTATTTGTGGTTGCATTATAAGTACCTTGAAATCCCGATGTACTCGTTCCTCCAGAATTACCAAGATAAGGAGGATAAACACCAGCTATACTATTATATTGATTACTCATGATTAACCTCTATCTAAAAGAATGTTGCAATAAGCAGCACCTACAACACTTGTAGCCGTAGGTACTAACGCTTCAGTAATTCCATAATACTGTAATATATTTGCTACTGAAATATCAATAGATGCATTTTGTAAAGTTACCGGATAAGGTGAATTAGCACTACTATATACCGTAAATGATATAGTACCGGTTAATCCGGCGGTTACAGCTGCACCTGATGGCTGATAATTACCAGCGGAATCTTGGACTACTGCATTGTAAAATTCTAAGGTTATTTGATTTTGGAATAGACTTGATGCAGCTTGACCATTTACAGGGCTGGCATTTATTAGGATATTTTGCTTGGCGTTTAATATTGCTCCGGCTGCGTTGATTAAAATACTTGTTCTCATTGTTCCTCCGAATCGTTATCACAACGATTTAAAATGTTACGATATTATATCATTTATGTTCTGCTAAGTGTAATTGTACTACCTTGTCTTAAGTTTGCAAAGTCTTGCAAATTATAGTTTAAACTTGCTTGTAATGCATACGTACTAAAACTCAATGTATTTTCATACATAGCTGTAGTTAAAGACATATTATACGGTATCAAATAAGAAAATAATTGGTTATACTGAGCTTGAAGTAAACTATTTGTAAACCCGTTTAATTGCGCTATGCTGCTATTCAATACGTTTTGTATCTGCTCGTAAAATAAGTTTGTCTGCGTTCCTACGGTTGTATCAATAAATACTATCAATTCATCACATAAAGCAATATACGCCTGTACCTGAGCATTACACTGTGCAGGATTAAGGTTGATAATATACTTCGATGAAGGTAGCAATAAAGTATAATTAACCGGATAAGTAGCTAATGTGTTATTCGTATAAGCTGTTTGCAGTATCCGGTCATAAAAGTAAGCAATTATTGATTGGTATGTAGCTTGTATATTTTGTAAGAGTATGATAATCTCATTATTCATTTTATAAACCTAGCCCCGCTATAGTATTTGTACCTATATTTTGCGCTGCTGATATAGTACCTCCAATACTTGTAATGCTATTTTGTACTCCAATATACCATTTACTAATATCTGCGCCAATGTTTGCTACCTGATTAGGATATAGGTGTGTAATGTCCGAAGTTAAAAACACTACTTCACATATCATAAAATTTAACTTGGTATAATCATAAACTGTTCTAAATGAAATAGGCAGTACATTATTAATAGTATTGTAGAATGGGTGTACCATACTACCTAGCGGTGTATCTGGAGTAGCTAGAGAATCATCAAATAAAGCCTGTACGAGATTATTCATCGCTGTTTGATACATTGTACCAGCAAATGCCAACCGAAGCACTATACGCTGCCCTCCAGTACCTAAACTAGCTAATTGGTCATAGTTAGCTAATGGTACTCGATTATTGGAGTATTTACGATTAATTGTTTCATCTATTCCATCGGCAATTAAATTAGTGTTGAACAGTCCGGTATTAGGGTCTGTTCCCGCTCCGCTCAGTAAATTAAAGCCAGCTATTGCACCAGATACATACTGCTCCAGCGGTATTTGTAGTGCAGTGATAACATGAAAGCTCACTGGAGTTACACCGTTTGGAGGTGTATAACTACCATTGACCATCTGCACATTGAATAAACCGGCTAATTGGGCGAGTGAATTAGCTGTGCTTACAATACCGCTTAGGGTAGCCATAATTTAACCTTTATTATATTGGGCTTGCAGTGCAGTTGAAATATATATTAATGAGTAAGATAATCCATAATCAGCTAGTAGGTCATGAGCAAAGCTAGTTAAAATATTACTTATATTTGGATTTTTAGTATTTGCCATTAGCCAATTAGCTTGCGTTACGTATGCAGCAACTTCAATTTTAAGCCTAAAATAAGGTATAGCATAGCCAATCCAATAGAATATTAAATACCTATAGAACTGCCGAACGTGTACTAATTCATGTACCAAAATATCAGGAGTATCCCCATCTAATAAAAACACTATATTACATGGCGTAAAACCTAATATTAAACTACTCATAAACGGTATTTTCTTTACTCTAAAGATAAATGCAGGTAAAATATAATACACCCATACGACTGACATTTTATGCTCCTAATGTTAAAGTCGGTATTACTGCGCTAGTACCTCGTATTACATCACGTAATGATTCACGGTAAGCTGTTATAAGCGTTTGATTACCGCTATCATATTGTGAGAATTTATCAGGTAACACCCTATAATCACTAGCGGATAATAAGGCTTGGGCTTGGGATTTTAATACCTCTGTAGCTTGCGCTGCCAATGTATCTGCATTATATACCCAAGTTATACCACCATCATTACTCACTTGGTCTGCCAAATGTAGTTTAAATTGACCACCACGCCAATTTACTGGCTCGCTTGGGTCTATGTAAACAATTTGACCTAAAGCTATTCCAGCTTGTAAATTTATTGATGTATCCTGTGATATTTGCACGCTGGTAGTTGTTTGTGTGGTTGCATTTGTATAAAATTGTGCTGCGCCTGTTGCTGCGCTATCGTACCAAAATAATTCATTCATAATATATTATCCTAAAATTGTTGCAAATAAACCTGACCATACCCCGCCAGAATTAGAACCAAAGAATTGACCACCTCCAGTATTGGATGTTTCACACCTTTGGAAATAATGAAATCCTACCAATGCTGTAGCATTATAAGTAAATGAACTACTTGTATATCCAGTAGACGACATTTGTAAAACGCTGGCCGCAGTTAATGCGGTAGTGCTATCTATTCCCAGAATAAAGTAATACTGATTTGTACCAGTGCCTGTACCTGCGGATTGAAAATTTGTTAAATTAACACTATTACAACTTGATGGGTCAAATAAAGCACCAAATCTACCTTGCCCATATGTTGTATTACCGTTTGCCGCCCTTTGTGATGTACTCGCATAAGTCCATGATGCCGTAGTATCATTCGCAAATAAAGGTAATTCAATTTGATTATAAAAATTATTAATATATCTTTGCCCATTCCAGCTATATACATGAGTGCCATCTGGAGTATAAATCGTACCTACCAATAATGCTGTCGGCGTACTGTGTTTGACTAATCTACCATTTTGGGTATCACGTGTTGGCGGTGTATTACCTGACCAAGCAACTACGGACATTGTTACAGTCGTAGAACTTGCAGAAGTGATATAGACATCATAAACATCACCTGAGGTTAATGTATTTACAGCTAGATTTATCTCGGCAAATGTTTGCGTTACCCATGCTGTACCATTATACAGTGTGATTTGATTACCATTATAGCTTGGCGTAAAATATAAAGTAGTTGAACCGCTAGAGCTATTACCGCCATTAGGCGTAGCAGTAGTATCGGTTAATCTACCTTGCTGAGTAAAGGCTATTCCGCTAATTCCGGTTAAATTTGAACCATCTCCATAATAGGCAGTTGCCGTTACATTGTTAGCAAAAGTAGCTGATTGGTCTTGACCTAGAGTTAATGCAAGCGTATTGGTAATGCTATTATTAGGTGTGGTATAGAACTGTAGATTAGTACCAGCAGCGGTAATGGAATATGTCTGAGTAGCTGATGCAATTATTCTAGCCCCTATATTTAAGCCATTGGCATTATTATATGCGCCCTCAAAGTTAATTATTCCTAACTGATTTGTGCTAATTAAAGCCTTTGCCGGATTACTTATAACTGATAAATAGCCTGCTGCGGGTGTAGCGTTATTATTTATAACTGCAAATCCACCGGCAGAACCAGTAATATCACTATACCCTATATTTGGGTCGTGTCTAAATGCAACACTCACTTGTAATGCTTGATTGCCGGTTGTACTCGCAGCAACAAATGGCATATAAAAAAATGCATTAGACGTATTATTTGTTGTACCTACTTGTGTTGATGCACCAGTGAGTGCGCCTATAAATGTTGTAGCTGATAAAGCCGATGTAGCAGTATTGAATGTCATTCCAGACGCTACATATAAACTATAATTACCCGTAGATGAACCTGTAATAAGAGGTATATCATAAGTACCTGAAGCTGTATTAGTTACGGTTATCGCCGTAGCCGTTACTGCTGAGGTGTCGTAATTTAATACGCAGTTGGAATCATAAAATAAAGTATATACTCCGGCAGTATTAGTTATAGCACTGATTATCAAATATGCATTAGGGTTTGACTCTGCTGCTATCTGCGCTAGTGTAAGTGATGTGGGTGATATTGCTACTGTATTAGTAATGTTGTTTGAATCTACTACGGTCTGTGTCAAAATAGCTACGATGTAAAGCTGTGAACCTGAACCGCTTGCTGCCGTAACCGTAACTACTCCACCAGCATAATTACCAAATGTAGCTTGTGTCTGCGCTCCTGAGTTAGCATTTACTTGGTCTTTAAACCTAAATACGCCAGCACCAAACGTTATTACATTGGTAGTAGTTGCTTGTGATATAGTAATACCATTACAAATACATGGATTAGTCGGGAAGTAAGCTGTTAGATTCTGGTCTTTACCGTTATAGGTAGCATTCATGTTTTGCTCTGATACTACCTGTCCTGTATAAAATGTCTGTACGTCAAAATTTGCCATTTATATTCTCCTAAAATATTTTTTGGTAGCCGATTACATTTAAGGGGAATTCTGAATCCCCGATGTATTCTAAGCATTTATCATATAGTAACCGTGGGTCTGAAAAGTAAGTAGCTCCAATAAGTATAAACGTATCTGGTGCGGGAGGTGTATCACCTAATATTGTGGTAGTATCTAATTCAGTATATCCGGCTATCCCTAAATTCCATTCGCCTACACTTGGCAAGCTCGTGGGTGTTACTTGGTTAGAAAATGTAACCGTATTACCAATGTCTGCACGACTAATCCTAATTATTAAATTTGTTATTTCGGTTTTAAATTGTGCAGTAAATGCACTGGCGTTGAATACAGTCCAATCTAAATTACTAACTACTGGAGTATCGCCCTCACCTAATACCGTTGTACTGCCTAATTCCGTATATCCCGCTATCCCAAGATTCCAAAGTAATTCTATATCTTCTACATGGTCATTTATATATACCGCCGATACAGTACCTAATCTATAATAAATGTACTTACTTATATATAACTCTAAATCATAAACGTTTAGATAAACTGTCGGTAAGGTCGCTATTAATTGAAATAACTCATTTACATATGTTGAGGTACTTAATAATCCTACCGTACCGTTATACTCAAATTCCAATGCTGGTGAGTATGCATTACTCCATACCTGATTAACTGTAAAAAAGTATTGAGTATAGTAATCATCCATCATTTGTGAACGAGCTTTAAAATCATTACCAATTATTGTACCAGTATTAGTACGCACCCCATTAACAAATGTAGCGGGTACTATTCCACCGGAGAATATACCTAATGGTATTTTCTGTACTAATCTACTAAAATTATCCGGTAAAATATTACCATAAACCGCCTTAGTGTAAAGTATGCCTAAATATTCTACACCGCTTAATTCTGCTGTTACCGCTAATGCTATTGGAGTATCATCATAAGCTGTAAATCCAGTACCTACTATACCTACGTTGCCATATAGTGCCTGTATATTAGTAATCGTAGCTTGATTCAAAGAATAATTACTTAATATTACTGTAAAATATATTTGCGTTAAACTACTTACTGTAGGTAACACATTTATAATAGGCATTATGCTTTCCTTATCATGGTAATGCTACAATTATATTACTATAGGCAGTTATATCATAAACATAATCAACTTGCACCGAAGAATTATTATAATTTGGTACGGCTATATCACTACCGGATAAAGCTATATTAGTTAATACTTGAGCTATTTGCCCGTTTACCGCAGATAGTTGTATATTCAACTCATATATAATACTATCAAGGGTTATGGTATTCTGTGAACCAATTAATGTAGCTCCGTAGTTTTGATTACAAATAGCCCTGCGTACTTCACGCTGCACTAATTGAGAAATTGTCAATTGCACAGTTATCGGGTTATTATTTATATCTTGGGATTCTACATTTAATACCGTTGATAGACTATAACCACTTACTAATGATACTGTAACAGTTAAGGTAGACATTGATGTGGTTGCTAGGTACGTCAGGCAATTACCTACAATTACCGATAATCCCACCAGTTTCAATGATTGAATATAATTTGTTACTGCGGTTAATACTGATGTATCTGCTTGCCTACTATATCCAATAAATGTCGTGGCTGGTAATAAACCTTGATTAAGTTGATACTCAGTAATAAGAGTACCAACCAATGGGAATACCCCTAAAATACCTACACCATTTGTAGTTACAAATGATGGTATAGGAATTACCCATGTTACTTGTGAGCTTGCCTGTTGTGCATATACAAAATAGTCTGTCTGTCTAGCTCCGGCAATTGGTGCTTGTGTAGCTATTAAAATACGGTTAATACATGACTGGTCTGATTCTGCAAGCTGTCCATTGGTCGATGATACTACCTCTATTGTATATATACCCCCAGTTAATGAATTACCGGCTGGCTCAATATAGTTATTACCGGCTACTGTAGCATATAGTGTAATCGGTGAGCTACCATTTGCTACTGTAAATGCTTGTAATGTTTGGTATGAATTACTTGTAACTGAATCGGTAAATACGGTATTAATCGGTATTGTTACAGGCGTCGAGGAAGATACTACCGCTACAATAGTGCCGAATGTCATACCACCCCGTGCCGGTAATCCTAAACGATATAACCATAAATCTACCTGATTACCTACTGCATTTTGTGGATAGATAGAATTAGTAACGATTTGCAAGTTGTAGTATAAATCTAAAAATGAAGATGCTTCAGCACCACTAATAATATCCCAATAAGTATTAGGCGCATAAGCATTAATAGCTGAATTTTGCGCTTGCAAATAAGATAAATAACTTTGTTGTAATGATGTTATAGTTTGCATTAATTAATCCAGTTTAAAAATATTTCATTGCCGTTTATATCGGTAGCATTTATGTTAATCTGTACTGCTGAAATCGTACTCGCTCCAATAGAGATTTGTAAATTACTGATAATCTTTTGACTCACCATGTACGTATATGCCTGTTTTACAATGTTTATTATCGCTCCACGATTCAAACCACCTACAGGGATACCCTCTAAATATGGTATTAATAAACTATTCAGGTTTACATCATATAAGCAATTATACCCGCTTACGGCTACTGTCATCTGTGTTTCAATATCTGGCGCAGCTAGTAAATCACCATTCGCATTTAATGCCAAACTGCCATTCTTAATAAGAGGTGAATTAGATACTATCATGCTGACTCCGGTGTAAAATTAGAATTAGCCCATAGTCCCGTATAACTACCCAATGCTACTATACTAAAGGTTAAGAAACTACCATTAATACTATAATTCCGGCTGCAAGTTGCAATCAGTCCGGCAGTCATATCGCAATTTTGTATCTGTAGACAAGTACCTACAACACTACTTAAATCTACTCCGGCTAAGTTTACATCATCTAAACTTATAGTACCATCAATACTTGAGTATCCGGTAAGTGCCGCACCTAGTTGTTTGGCAGTCAATAGAGCTTGATAGGCTGCATAAAATTGGTCTTTGACTCCTGTAGCCTGCGTAGTAATCATGTACTGGTCTTGCTCGCTCTGAAATGTCTTTAACGCTTGCGCTGTAGTTGGATTCTTTACAATATTATCATTAATCTGTGTAACGCCTATCTGTCCGGTAAACCAACCGCTTTTGAGTAATTGACCTATTCTTGGATAAAACTCAGGGTTAGGAGCATAGGATAAAACGCATTGCTGTGCTACTGCACCAATACCGGTATCTGGTGATAACATAGCGTAGTTACTGACTACTGATGGGGTACTATAACCATTCTCGCAATATTCGTAGGCTAGTAATGGAGCTACTGGAGTTACATCACTACCGGCTAATGTGCCTAAGTATGAGTTTTGTAGGTCTATATCAAATGGGCTTTCTATACTAGGGTCTAATTGTCGGATAATAATTGTACCATCTTCTTGCTGATAAAATACACAGTTATAATAATCAATAGATGACCGGATTGTAGTATCTCGATACTCACCCGCAGCGGTCATAACATATATATTATCACCTAGATTTGATGCACTTATACTTTTACCATAAATAGCATTATAGTCCATATTAGTTACCATGTAATCTAGCATGGATTGCGTAGCGATAGACTGCGTTACTCCACCCACAAGTATAGCTGATACATCTAGCCCTGTTACAGTCGAAATTTGCTTTGCTTGCGCTGAATCAAAAATAAGTGGGGTAATGGTAAATTGATAAATACTCGGTGCTAGTGTAGCAAATAAATATAAACCACCTTGCCCGCTCTCGTCAATTGGTAACATTTTATAACTTGGGGTAAGTATCACACCTTGAAATACTGTAACGCCATTATCGGTAATAACTACCGGCTGTCCGCTACGTAATACATTATCCGATGATATAGGTGAGGACATACCAAGAATTAGCATAGATGTAATACTAGAACTGGTAACACTATAGTTTAATACCAGATTAAGGAATTGATAAATACTCGGTACTAATACATCAATTGAACTAAACCCGTAACTATTATCGTCTGTTTCCGGTCTGGCTGATATATTAATTACTAATTTTCTCATTGCACACCAGCTATATATCGTTGGGTAATAGGGCTTAATTGACGTTTACCAGCTAAAACTTTATTCATAACAGTTTCGCCCTCGTTATATGCCGCTAACGCTAAACGCCATGTACCATATAATTGATAATTATGTTTTAAATATTGCGCTGCCACTGTTAAATTCTCTTCAAAATATTTTGGGTCTAATGCTTCAGCGTAAGGCTGCCGACTATATGTTCTCCAAACCCCTGCACTAACTTGTGCTATCCCTGCGCTATAATGTTTGCCGCCCTTGTTCCAACCTATTGCCGGATTACCACGCGATTCATTATATACTAATCGCTCTAAAACGTTTCTATCAACACCTACCTGTGATGCCACTCTTGTTATTGCTGGTTCAACCAGTGCGGCATTTTTACCGCCTAATGCTTTGCTGGTGATTTTCCAGTAGCGACCGGACTTGGTGGGTAATACCCTGAATTATTAAAATGTTGCCCTGCTTCATTTAGTTTTGGGTGCATTTCTTTACCTAAACCATTCTGGTTAATCAAGGTTACATTTGTAGCCGTAATAGTCATACTTTCAACTTTAGCTAATAAGTTTTGTAATGTACCGGCTGATTCTGCATTTTCCTGTGCTGCGTTATTCTTGGTAATTAATCCGGTTGGAGTTGGCGCACCTACAAAATCTTTGTCGCCCTCGCCATGTAATTCTTTTACTTGTTTTTGTAAATATGAAATCATATTTGACCTAGCATTTTGACCGGACTGGTCTAATAATAATAATCTTTGACTAGGAGATTCACCTCTAGCTACTGCTGCAATATCTTTTCTATATAATGCTTTGACACTTTCAGATATTGAAGCCCCACCTGTAGCTTTGGCTAAGTTAGGGTCAAATCCAATTATATTAGCCATGGCTTTACCTCTATAGTAATCGCTATATGATTGGTTAGTTAATTGCTGCGCTCCAGATAATATACTAGGATTATATATAGCCTGATTAGCTAAATGCTCAGACTGGTCTTTATCAAACCCCATCATTTGCAAATTCAAAGATTGCTGCACTTGCTCAACACCATAACTATTACCAAACTTTTGCCTAGATTGGTATATATCAGTGCTAAAATCCTGCAATTGCTTGCCGGTTAAAGCCGTATATTGCGCCGATTGTCTGGTTAATGTACCAAACTCCTGCACCGAAAATCCGGCTCGCATAAACTGCTGTGATACTTGGTTAAGGTCGCCATTCTTACTATCTAACGGGCTGTTATTAAGATAAGGTACAATGTGATTCAGGATAGCATTATAGTTTTGACTGCCGCCATATCTGGTTTCAAATTCTTTCTGGAGCGGTGCAGTTATAGCGTGGTCGCCTGCAATAACTTTGGGTACAATTACGGAGTCAGTCATTTTCATACCCCAACGCCCAAATCCAGTTTGCCATTCACTTACAGACGCTTCCGCTTTACGTTTTGACAGTCCAGCACCAGCTAGTAATAATTGCTCGGTATATTGATTCTTAAGATTAGCCGCTTCATAATCGCCCACACCCACACCTAACGATGCTCCTGCTGCGCCCCATTTGCCGACACTGCCTATTTTGCCCTCTGATAGAAATTCCGCTACTCCACCAAGTACCGCACCGCCGACACCACCGACTGCACCACCTACACCCTCATAAAGTGCATTAGTATTAGCTTCCTGCCGTTGCCGTTCTACATCAAATAGCTGGCTGGTAAATCCACCAAATGCAGTATTGGCATTACCCTGTATTGCTTCTGAGGTAAAATGTCCGGCTGCGCTGGCTTGTCCCATAATTGCATTAGCTTGGTTATTAAAATAGCGTAGGGCTGATACTCCTACCGATGCAGCAATTGCTGTACCAATGGTACTACTTATATTCTTGCCAATCTCGTCAAAATCTCGCTTTAAGCTATAACCGGCATCTTGCGCTCCCCGATTAAATCCCTCTGTAACTTCCTTGAATGGA